AGACAGCAACAGACAACGTGCTTTGGGCCACGAACGAGAACGCAAACTTCGCGATGTCTTACGTACAGGGTGTTCCTGGCGGCGCAGGCTCCGTGGTCAATTCAATCGCAGACTACCGCGTCACCACAGCCACGTACAACACTGCCTTCACATGGGGCTTGGGCGCGATCAGCAAGATTGCTGGCCTCAAGACTGCGGAAGAACGCTTCATCATTGGCACCACTACTGGCTTCAACTATATGTCTAACGACGCTACGCCAGAAACACAGGCTGAGTTCCAATCCAACACGATGTCCCCGCCGTCAGGCATAACTGGGTTTATGATTGGTGCGGCAGCGATTGAAGGTTCAACCGTCAACGAGGGCAACATCTTCATCGCCTACTCCGGCAACAAGGTTGCGTACGCTGCGTACACGGCAGCGGCTCCGTTCCCAACCACAGGCTACAGCACATTCGATTTCCCATCGGGAGTTGTTTACACTGACGTTGTTGATGTCAAGTCAGAGGGTACGAGCTTAGTTATTGTTACTTCTACGGGCTACAAGTACAGCACGTTAGACCTTGGCATCACATGGACTGGCTCCAAGAACTACGCGGCAATGCCAATCGGCATTACGGTTGAGGCTGTCGCGGGCCAAAACAAATTCGTCAACGACGACCTCTCCACCAACGTGACTGAGCTTACTTTCGTACGCGGTCGTACGTACCGCTTGCATCAGCAGGCGGTAGCGAACAACGGACACCCGCTACAGTTCTCCGAAGTCTCCGGCGGGCCACACTCTAACGGCACCCCTTACTCAACAGGCATGAAATTCATGTTGGGCGACCCAACTGCGACAGCGCCTTTCACTGTAGAGACGACGGTAAACGCGGATTGGGTGTCTGGTCACGTAACCCACAATGGCAAGACGCGGATCATCGAGTGGACTGTACCTGCCAGCGCTCCGAATACTCTTTACACCTACTGTCCTAACCACACGAACATGGGTTACGCAGTCTCAATCGTGGACGAAGATACCGTAGCGCCACACGACACTCAGACTGTTCTAGCCACCACCAGCATCTTCAACGCCTCTAACGGCGATGCTGATCGTCGATACGACCTGACCTTCGACGGAAATGCCTTCATGCGCGAGAAGCGTTTCTACGCTCTTCCTTTGCTCGACAAGTACGAGAAGGCTGAGATTGAGGCTGGGGAAATCTTGGAGCGTACAGCGATTATGGCGAGCGTTGGTGAGCAGATAATCGTCACCGCGTCCGAGGACAGCATCGTAGTTCGAGTTCACGGCATTGAGGAGTAAGCCCACATGGCACGCATTCGCAGAAAACTAAAGATCACGGGCGACGAATATAACTTCGGGGGAGGGGCTTCTGTCTCTTCCTCAACAGCATCCGGTGGCAGCTTTGTTAAGATCGCCAAGGGCAGCATTTCGACTACCAACGCAAGCCATGATGGCTTTCTTGCCAATGGTGCCACTGTCAAAATAACGCAAGATGTAAACACTGCTATTCCGGCAAAAGATCAGTACATCTACTTTGACAATGCGTGGGAGACGGAAAACGGCGTTATTAGTTACGAGTTTTTAGACGGCGCTACCGCTCTCCCAGCGGGCATAACTTCTACGAACGACCTCGATAACACTGGCGGTACAGGTTACATTAGGTTCACGGGAACGCCTACGGCAGTGGGCAAGACCAGCTTTAAGGTGAAGGCATCTTACCCTTCTGGCACTACTGACGAGCAAGTGGAACTTACATACATCTTGAACGTCTTGACCGCTAACTACACACCAATTTGGACGGGTGTACTCTCTAACGAGGTAATCTGGAAAACGACCGAACCGCAAACTATATTTGCAGGGCCGACCACATCTGCGCCGGGGGTGACTTATACTCTTTCAAACGTCAGCGGCTTCCCAGCGGGCATAACACCGCTTATCAACGCGGCCACGGGCGACGTTTACATCGGGCCAACAGGAGCGTCTATGATCGCCGCTGCTCCTCACGCATTCACGGTGACAGCAGACCTCGGCGAAGACGGCACAGTCGCCAAAGATGTAACTGGAGATATCTCCTACGGTGGGTTTTTCGGTGCTGCTTACTTCGGCCCCGGCAACTCAAAGGCCGACCCTTCTTCGTATGATGTTGTGGTAGGCAATAACCCGACCCACTTGACTGCCGCCCAGTACAGCACACTTTGGAACACATCCATCAAGTCAGGCGCTCTACGCCGCAGATGGGCCGATGCAGCGAGCACCAGCCCCTACAAAATGGACGGTAACTACGGCCTCACGTACAATGAGAACTGGAGTTTCAATCTTAACCAAGGTTCCGTAGGCCACCTTGGCCCGAAATGCAGCTCGCTTGGCAACACGGCCAACAACGGTTGGCACATTAAATTTTTCTGGACGGTCCCAAATTTGGTCACTAGCTTCAGCGTTGTAGCCACTGGCGCTGGAGCCACTGGGGCTTACACTTGGGCCAACAAAGGCGGCGGCGGCGGCGGCACGGCTTGGGTCAACGACGTGACCTGTACACCCGGCGAAATCTTCGAAGTTGCAGTTGGCCTCGGCCAGCGTTCCGTAAGCACGAATACTACAAATTGGTCTGGAACCACTTGGATGCGGCGTGTCACAGCGGCAGATTACGGCGCGAACGAATGGATTGTAATCGGCTACGGCGGCGGTCGCCAAAGCAGCCATGTTGCACCTATTGCAAATGGTAGAACCAACCCTGACGCGGCTAATCTTCTGCTTTCGGCTGATACATACCAACATAACGATAACTGTGACGGTGGTATGGCCGCCGCGTCCATGAATTACGGAACGTACGCCGCTAATAGCGGCGGAAACGCGGTTGCTTACCCCGGAGCCGGGGCAGGAGGATATGCTGGCGAAGGAGCTAACAGCTCCACCGCCAGCCTAAGTGCCCCCAACGGTAGCGGTGCCGGAGGTTCGGGCGGATACCAATCGTCCACCTATGGCAACTCTGCGGGCGGCGGCGTTGGCCTTGACGGCCAAGGCGGCGGTGGCCCTGACGGCAACGGATCAGGCTGGGGAGGCGAGTTAAACAGCTCCGCCACCAACCGCGAAGTCGATGGTTCTCCATCTTACGCATACGGCGGCGGCGGCGGCTCTGGCGGCACGCGCGGGTGCTTCGGACAAAACCCAACCGTAAATCAATCAGGCATCCAAAACAGGTACATCAACGGCGGTATGCACGGCGGCGGTGGCGGCGGTTCGGGCACCTCTACGGGCGGCGGCGCTGGCGGCATGGGCGGCATTCGCATAATTTGGGGCCTGGGTGGAGCAGACTTCGATCAGGCCCGCGCTTTTCCGTCCACATACACGACGGAAGACCCTCTGATAGCTGATAGCAAAAACCCCGAAGGTTCACTGTAAGGAGATTTTAAATGGCATATGAAGATAGAGAAAAGCTAGTCTCCCACGCACGCGAGACTAGGGATCATAAGCTGGAGTTAAGTGACATTGACATGCTGCGAAACATCGAGGACGCAGCAAGTTTCGCTGCGTTTGCGACAGCTCGCGCTGCGTGGGTTACTTATCGTCAAGCCCTGCGCGACTACCCCGCGCAATTCCCTGAGATAATTGAAGACGACTTATCCAACGCTCCTGAAATCCCACTCTCACCATCAGAAACAGTTCAAGAGGACTAAAATGAAGCTCATAACTTATACTGACGAGTTCGGCCTGTCGCATGTATTCGATGCTAACCGGGTTATGTTTACAATGTCCCAACCCACCGGAGACGTAGACGAGGACGGCAAATTCAAAAAGATTTTAACCAAGGTCGCCCTTAACGAAAACATGGGCTTCATCCTCGCAGACGAAGACCCCGACGCGATGATTGCTCGGATCAAAGAGGCAAACGGAATTGGCTAAGAAGCCCGTCTCAAAAAAGGATATGCCGTGCAACAAGCCGAAACGCACGCCTTCTCACAAGACCAAATCGCACGTCGTAAAGGCGTGCGATAAAGGTCAGGAGAAAGTGATCCGCTTCGGTCAGCAGGGTGTCAAAGGCGCGGGTAAGAAGCCTACTACCGCTGCCGAAAAGGCACGCAAGAAATCTTTTAAAGCCCGCCACGCAGACAATATAAAAATAGGAAAGCTCTCCGCTGCGTACTGGGCAGATAAGGTGAAATGGTAATGAGCCTCTATGACCACATAAACGCTCGTAAAAAGGCTAAGACCTCTCGGTCCAAAGCAAAGTCCACTGTCACCCCGAAGGCTTATTCAGAGATGAAAAAGAACTTTGGGAAGCCCAAACCAAAGAAAAGGAAAGCCTAATGCCTACAGTTGGAAAAAAGAAGTTTCCGTACAGCAAGGCGGGGAAGATCGCAGCCAAAAAGGCCGCTGTTAAGACGGGTAAGCCTGTCAAGAAAAAGAAGGGATATTAAAGATGGCCAAGAACGCACTCGTAAAAAAATCTTGTCAGCCAGTCACGGCTGGAAAGCCCATCATGAAGGGTGGCAAAAAGAAATAAGAAAGCCTCAACATGACTGTCAAAAGCAATATCAAAGACCTCATATCTCTATCCGAAAGCTCAGGCTGGGAAGTTCTCCATAAGACTATGGAGGCTGAAATTCTCCAGCTTGCTTTGAACATGGCCCGCAGCTCAGAAATGACGCAGCAGCACATGGACTTTCAGAGGGGTGCAATATTCGCAGCAGAGCAAATGCTCAGTATGCCAACTAAGCTCATCAACAAACTTGAAGGTGAACTTTCACTAGAAGACGCGACGAGCCGCCAAGGCCGCTCAGAAAGGACTAAAGATGGCTATTAATCCAGGGATGGACGCGGAGCAAATCGCCCGCATTTCAGCAAGCCGGATGGGTGACGCACCACAGGCTGCTGCACCACAGGCACCACCGCCACCAAAAGATGCACCGCCCACTGATATGGAGAAAGCAGTTGAGGCTGCATCGCCAGATACGGAAGGTGACAAGCAGGCTCAGGACGCTGTGATGTACAACGTCTCGATTGGTGGCCAAGACCGCAATCTTTCGCCCCAGCAAATCGGGTCTACATTTGAGCGCTACCGTGATCTCAATCATAAGAACGCCACGAACAAGCCGATGTATGACCTATCAGATCGTTTGATGCGCGACACAGGTGCCAGTCCAGAACAAGCAGCGAAACTTATGGACGCGGCCCTAAAGGCACTGAGCAAGAATGTTAAGATGGGTAAAAACCGTCCTAAGCAGGACGGCGTTGCAGCTCCAGAGCAGCCGCAGTCAATGCCGCAAGGCGGCAACCAGCTCAACGAAGAGTGGTCAAAGTACGAAGAAGAGAATGCCATCAGCCTGCCACCGGGGTATCGTGAGCAGTACGAACGCATGGGCCGCATGGAAGAGAGCATGGGCAAGCAGCTTCAGATGATGCAGGGCGTCTTGCAAAGCGCTCAAAATGCTGGCCAAGGCGCGAACCAATCACGCGAAGACGCTCTTAGTAACCGCGACGAAGCTGTAATGCAGTCTATTCGTAACAACCTTGACCGCGCTCAACAGGAAGCTGGCCTTCCAGATGACGCTGTTGGAGATTTCCAGTCTTACGCGATGGAACGTGGTTACACCGCAGAAGACTTTGCTGATGCCTCTCTTACTAAGAAGGTCATCGGTGACTTCAAGAACCAGATGAATACCCCTGAGTTCGAGCGGTTGCGCGAAATGTCCAAGCGCCGCGAAGCATACCTTACATCCCAATCGGGTGGCCCAACGAGCCAAATGGCTCCCTCTGGGGGGGATGATACCCTCGCACGACTTGCACAATCCGCCAACAACAAGCGGATGGGTTAATAAAAAGGCGGCCTTCGGGTCGCCTTTTCCCTTTAAGGGACGACTACCCCCCCAGAAACAATCAATAGTACCTCAACGTCGATAGCGCTACGGCCCTAAACGTCGGTGTTAAAAAGGTTACTCGGTAAGTTCGCGTGATTGTTCCGCTCACACTTTCTTGGTGCCACTGATGACTGAAACCTTTTTCCAAAGGAGATTACCACATGGCTGGTATCCAAGGACTACGGGGCTCAGGTCAGTTTGCTACTGACTATCGCCCGAAAAACTATCGCGAATTATTTACGCTCCTCGAGCCAAATGGCAACGCGCCACTGAACGCCTTGTTGGCAATGACTTCTTCTGAAGCCACTGACGACCCTGAGTTCAAAAATTTCCGTGACGAGCTTCCTGCTCGTACATTGACCGTAAACGGTGCTCTATCAAACTCTGCTACAACTATCACTGTAGACGCTGGCAATGACGTGTTGTTTGCAGTTGGTGGAACTATCGTTGTCAACGCTACGACAAACGAAGTTATGCGTTGTACTGCTGATGCGACCGCAACAACATTGACTGTTGAGCGTGGCATCGGTGGCGGCGCTGGCGCTATTGCTGACGGCGCTGAGTTGTTCATCGCGGGTTCTGCTTTCTCTGAAGGTGCATCAACACCGACAGGCGTATCATTCGACGCAAGCGTTGCTTCGAACTACACGCAGATTTTCCGTACGGCCTTCACAATCACCAACACTCTACGCGCGACTAACTTGCGTACTGGTGACAAAGAAGACGAGATGACGACAAAAGCTCTGAAGATGCACATGCAAGACATCGAGCGTGCTATGTTCTTCGGTAAGAAGTACGAAGCAAACGGTTCGTCTTCACAGCCTACTCGTTATACAGGCGGCTTGATCAACTCGATCACTAACGTCAACGACCGTTCAACATCTTCTAACGTAATGACAGAAGACCAGTTTGACCGCTCCTTGATCGAAGACGTGTTCGCGTTTGGTGGAAACCAAAAGATCATGTTCTGTGGTGCTAAAGTTGCTGGTCACTTGCAGAAGTTCGGCAAAGACCGTTGGTCTCCAACAGTTGTTGAAGGTGCGTACGGCGTTGGCCTTACTCGCTACTCAACATTTGCTGGTGATCTTATGGTTCACTTGCACCCACAGTTCCGCCAAGTACCTGGCATGGAAAATGCGGCAGTCATCATCGACTTCCCGCATCTGAAGTACCGTTACATGGAAGGCCGTGATACGTCCTTGCTTCGCGACCGTCAGGCCAATGGCGCTGACCAAGCGGCACACGAGTACCTCACAGAGTGTGGTCTCGAAATGTTGCAAGACAAAACGCACCACTACATCAAAAACTGGACAGCTACGTCTGCATAAGACAGCCGAAAGTTTTGGAAGGGGCCGCATTCGTGCGGCCCTTTTGCGTTGAGGGACGACTGGCCCCCAAATAACGGGGATAAAAGTCAGGAAACTCATGGAGAATTTTAATGGCACGTAAGAGAGCACACAAAGCCGACGGCAGTTTTAAGGCTGACGATCCGTCAACACCTGAGAACGAGGCTTGGGAACCACAAGACATTCCAGAACCGCTTCGCGAGTTCTCAGTGGGAGAGCAGGAAGAAGCTCATGAGGAAGTCAAGGAAGACCCCTCTTTGAAAGCCAAACAAAAGCGGGCACCGAAGAATGAAGCGCCCAGCGATTTTGTTTTCTTCGTATCCGCTAACGAAGAGAACGCCGCCTTTGACATACGCATCGGAGAAACGCGCGTTCGCGGGAATTGGGATAAAAATCGCGCTTTCGTTCACTGGCGCATCCCGCGTGAATTAGCTAACTTAGCTAAGTTGCATCACCATATCTGGTCGGGCCGCGTAATCAGTTGCGAGGACGATAGCTAATGGCAGAGAAGAGCGTACAAAAGCCGTTTGCGGCTGCTAAAGAGAAGTTCACACCACTCGAAAGTTTAGTACGCTCTGCACTCGTCAGGGCGGGTAACTTCTCACCTTCGCGTGTAGATGGTGAAGTTATGATGATGATGATCGAGCTTGCCAATCGGGTTGTCGAAGAAGTTCGCGCCCACCCGTACTGGACTGGTGGCGATATTGACTACTACGTAGATGTCCAAGAGCGCAGACCTATTCCCGATCTGATAATGATTGACGGGTTGTCTGCGCATTACTTTATCCAACAAGGTTCCGATAAGGCTATGGTACACTTGCAACTGTATCAGTCCGGCATGACCAACATTCTACATCAGAGGTCTAATGGGAACAAACCGTACGTTCGTACGATAATGGACGGCGGTTCCAACCCTTCGTACAAGCCAAGGACGGTTAGTGAATGACCAGACTAGCGTACGCACCCTTATCCGTTAAGAGCGACTTTACTTCCTACTATGGGTTTAGGGGCATTGACCGTTCGCGCGACATTACAGCTCTTGAGACGGAGAAAGACCAAAACTTCTGGAAGCTGGAAAACTGTTACGTTGACTATCGCGGTCAGTTGATACGCGATCCTGCGTTCTACCTTCACAAAGGCTCTAACCGATTTCCAGTAAAGTGCGTTAGATTTTACAGCCGTGAGGGAATTGTCTTCGCGGAAGAAGATGCTGCGAGTACGCACTTGGCTTCAGACAGGGGGCACCGTCTTGATGAGGCGATGCCCAAGGGCGCTATCGTTGGCATGACAAACTTTAAGGGTAAGGTTCACATCTTCTCAAGAGATAGTCGGATGTACCGCTACGACGGGTTCGAATTTTCCACATCCACTTCCTCGATCAAGCCGCAGTTCGGCGTACCCATCCAACGACGACTAGCTGTTGCTGGGTTCAAAGACAGGCCGACCGTTGTGGAGTTCTCTCGCGTAGACAACCCAGACATCTTTTTGGATGAAGAAGCTCCGACAGAAGAAGTCACGAGAGCTGCCTTTATCGACATATCTAACCTCATCGGCACTGCTGACCAGATTGTCGGGATGGGTACATTCGAAGCCAACCGTCTAGCAATATTCACAAAAGACCAAACATTAGTTTACGTCATCGACCCTGATTTTGAGCAGTGGCAGCTAGACAGTCGTGCTAACCTTCGTATCGGGTGCGTATCCCACAACACGATTGCCAACTCTGGTTCTGACTTATTGTTCTGCTCACGCCGAGGCATCCACTCGATCATGCGCTCATCAAACGGTATTACGATTTCTGAAGCATCGTTGTCTGACGAAGTAGAGCCTCTTTATCAAGAACTCGTACGCACGACACCTGACCCCGAAACTATATCTGCGGTCTTCGACCCCGATACGCTGACGTACCACGTCTTCTTTCCCCGCCCAGGCGGTTCGAACACTGTACGCTTGAGTATGAACTTCCGCGCAGGATACGAGAACGTGAACTTCCAATTAGGCGACACGCTGTTACCGCGTTGCGGAACCTTTTTAGGTGGCCGCTTAATGTTCGGAACTTCAGACGGAGTTTACGAGGCGACGGATCGTGTGCTTATTCAGACCACGGGGGCAGCAGAGCTGCGGCGATCCCCGATGGTCGCTGAGACGCCTGTGTTATGGTTGGGCGACTTCCTTGGTACAAAGAGGTCTCACACCTTCATCGTCCAAGCCACAGGTACAGGTCGCTTCTACGTAGACTTCACAGATGAAGTTGGCGGTGACATGGCCTCGATAGAAGTTAATCTCGACAGGATCGAGGGCGACGAAAAATGGGGAGATGCGCCTCTGCTCCATGACTACTCCTTCCCATTTAACCACATTTTCCGAGGCGTTCGAATGAGATTTCGCACCGATGAAAAAGACACGAAGAGCGAAGTGACGGTGATTAGCTTTGCATTCTTGAACCATAAGGACAAATAAGAATGGCTCGTTTAAAAGTATTATACCCTGGCAACCACACCAGCTCATCTAACATTGGGGCCGACATTGAGAACATTGTCCGTTACCTAAACTCTGCGGAGGTTGGTGACTTTACTCTCTCGGAACTTTTAAAGGTAATGTTCGATGCAAATGGAACTTTGGTTGCCCCGATTGATTTGCGAAATGACCCGATCCTTGGGCTGCAATATCGTGCAGGCGTTTACACTGAAATAGGCGACGGCTGGAAAACCATCGCGTCCTCTGCTGATATACGCGGTACATCTGGGCTAGATGTCGCCACGATTGGTGCGCCACTTTTCTCCGCACGGGAGGACTTGGTAGTAAATAGTTCTGACGCAAACGGGACCATAGCTAATCCTACAGGGGCGACAATCTTCAGTTTCTCGCACGAAGTTGCCGACGCCATTGTTGTCTATCTGAACGGCGCTCTGCAAGCGGTCTCCACTTACTCCTCAAGTGCTGCCGCAAACACGGTGACGCTGAGTGCTCCTACGGACGCTGACGACCTTGTTACGATCTATAAGGTGCAATCAGCGAACGATACGGGGTTTACCAGAGAGGACGTACTGTCTGGTGAGGCTCAAGCTGTGTTCCCTTTTGTCCACACAGCAGACCAAAAGGTTCTTGTGTCACGAAACGGCGTTTTGCAGCGCGAGGGTGGTACGAATGACTACACTACCCAGCCAATAAACTCTACAATAACCTTCACTTCAGCATTGCTGGCGGGTGACGCAATTACGTTTATGATCGTTGAGGATACCTCCCAAGTTCGGGTCAGTGGCCTTATGACTGAAGACAAGTTCACTGACGCAAACGGTTTTGTACCTTTCTCGAAGTTAGCTATTGCTGACGATCAAATACCGCAATCCAAAGTGTCAGGTGTCACAAGCCTTTTGGCAAACCGTGGCCGCGTATATGTTAGCTCTTCGGTGCCTGAGACAGCAAATGCTGGTGACTTCTGGGTGGACACCGCGTCCTCGCCTAACGTCTTAAAATTCTACAATGGCACAGGATGGCTCCTTACCAGTCCCGACACAGGCATCCCCACGTTCACATCACCTAACGCTCTTCAATTCCTTCGGGTGAACTCGACAGGTGGTGGCCTTGAGTTTTCAGATATTGATTTTACAGCGGTTATTCCAAAAACTTACATTGGCGCTGCTGACGGCGTAGCTGGCCTTGACGCAACGGGTCGCCTACCGATAGCCCAACTTCCTGACACGTTTGCGACCCGCAGCTACTTCTTCCAAAAAGACGGTGCTATCGCCAACGGTGCGTTTGTAGTTACACGGGCGTTCAAACAGAACGTGCGGTTAGACGCTGTAGCCGCCAAGACGACTTCTGGTACGGCCAACGTGCAGCTTAAAATAAACGGCGTTAATGCTGGTGATGTTATTCCAGTGACAAGCACGCTGACAGAGCAAAACCTTTCAGCGTCCATTGCGGTTGATGCGACCACAACTTCCCGTGAGATTGGTTTCGAGGTCACTTCTGCGACTGGTGTAACTGACATCGAAGTCACCTTGGCAGCCGTCATCACCAATGTCTGACCTTAATCTCAGCCCACAAGAACAGAACATCGTCGATTACCACAACGGTTCGATGAGCTCTGGTCATGTGGGCAGGGATGACCAAGGCAGACCTATGACAGTCTACTCTACAGGCATCAGGGTTGAGCGGGGTCCACACAAAGGTAAGTTTGTGTCGGTGCCAGGATGGGTGCCAAGCGTAAACGCAGACAGACCTTTGACCGAAGGCGAGGCTTTCGAACACTGGGAAGCTGAAATCAATGAGGGCAAGTGGCCCTTCTATGAAAGTGGCCCAGCGCTCAACTCGCGATCACAGGAGATACACACCATTATGGACAACGATCTAATCCACATTAACGAAGAAGAGAGCAAGATACTGGCTCCTAGCCTAAACCCCTCGACGCAAAGAGGGATACCCACCATCAAGGGCGAAGAGGGCCACTTCAAGGCTTACGACCATCGGCAGTTGATGACCCACCTCCCAAACAAGATGGGACCGGGCGCGGCGGCGGCTGGCCCTATGGGGACTTCGGGTATGCACTATGTTGACCGAGACGGCGAGTTGACGACCGGAATGCGCGGAGAAAAGACACCCGCTCATATCTCCAAAAACCAAGACACGCAGGAAAGTTTTCTTGCTTCTGAGATGTCTCGCAACTCTATGGAGCAATTACGCGCTTCGTTGCCTAGAAATGTCCAAGACAACTTGACGGGCGACATGCTCTTGGAGCTGGCAGACGACGGCAAGTACAGCTTGCTGGTGGGTGATAAGGACAGTGGTTACGTAGAACTTTCGTACGGACCAGATGATTACCAGGACGCTCTTTCTGATGTGAAGCGTGCGTACAACTACTCAGCTCAGACGGGTGACGCAAACATGGACGCTGGCTTCTTGGGCCGAGCTTCCTCTGCGTACAGGTACAACGGCTACACAGAAGCGTTGCTTCGCAAAACTGGAGAGGGTCGCCTCTCTGAGATAAAGTCCAACCCGTTTGCTTCTGAGGAAGACGTGCTTTCCGCTCTGGAAGAGATCGACGCCATGAATGATGAGGTCAGTCGCCAGAAAGGTCACGAGAGCACGAAGCAACTTTCCTACTCAAAACGTGCGCTGGACAGGGAGGCTAAAATGAGAGCCGCCAAGATGATGCAGTGAGGACGACAATGATGTTGTCTGAGACTTATAGTCCTAGAAAATAAAGGAGCCTGTGATGGCATTTAGTACAGAAATTTTTGGCCCGAACACCGGAACGTCTATTGCGGCACGTCGTGAAGCTGGATCAACGGAGCAGACAGCAGAAATGGGACGTGGTGGTGACAGCATGGTTGTTCGTGCGTCACCGTTCACAATCAAGTTGCTTCAAGACATCGGTGGCGCAGGCTCGTTTAACCCTGAGACGGGTATGCTTGAGTTCTACAACGTAGATGAAGCTGTGAAGAAAATGATGGGGTAATGAAGGTTAGGGACGCAAAATTATCTGATGCTTCGGCTATCGTCGAGTTGCTATCAGAGTTTTTTAAAGAAAGCCGTTATGGGCGTTCTAATGTAAAATTTTGCGGTGATGTTATGTTAAGGACTGTTAATGGTTTCTTGGAAAATATGCCAAGAACTTTTTGCAGGGTAGTTGAGCGCGGCACTCAGTTGACGGGCCTTATCTTAGCTGACTATTCACATATGCCCTTCGCTGAAGGCATATGGTCTCGCGTTGCGTTTCTATACATTTCCCCGAAACACCGTGGAGGCATGTCGGCCTACCGAATGGTGAAGAGTTATATCTTGTGGGCAAAGAGCATTGGCGCATTAGAAATTCATGGAGGCACAGCCAGTGGCGTATCTCCACAACTAACAACTGGCTTATATAAGCGATTGGGCTTTGAAGAGGCTGGATACACAATGAGGTTTGTACAATGACAACTTTTAGAGACCTTGTTGGTCAAAATCCGATTAAGCCTATGATTGCTTACGGCTCATGCTTTAGCAGCTCCACCCCCAGCTCCAGCTCCGAGCCCAGCAACAACGATCCTGCACCCGCCGCACCCGCGAAAACATACGACAGTTTGGCCGACGCCGCCGCAGATGGCCAGCACGGTCAAGCTGTAAACATTACCGGCAAAGGTTCACAAATGGTGTCGTTCGCCGACAAAAGCTACGACGACAAAATGGCGAACGTGTCAGCAAATGTCAGCAATCCCGGCAGCTCCACCCCCAGCAACAGCAACAGCGACAGTGGTAACACTGCTCGGATGAATTTAGCCAACGATCTCACACCGGGTAATGACACTGTATACGTTAATGGCCAGCTACAAAATACTGACGGCAGCGCTGTCACTGAGAATACAGGCTGGCAGAACGCTACTAACCTTGCCACACCGGGCGATGGCAAAACGTACGTAGATGGTCAGTTGACTTCCACCAATGCCGCCGTTGTACCCGAACAATACACACACCAAACCGACAACGACAATACGGGCGGCACTTATCTTGCCAGTCAAAACCCTACAGTCGATACCGCCACCACCACCACCACGAATACCTCCACAACAGACGTGATCGAAGACGACGACGACGATATTGATGACTTAAAGGAGATACTCGAAACTTTCACTACAGTTTATGTTGATAGCGGCAATGGCGGTGGTGGCGGTGGTGGTGGTGGTAACAACACATCTTTGCCAGATGATTACCTAACAGAAGAAGACTTGGCGACTTATCTTGAGAACATTGATAGAAGCTCAAATGCTTATGATCCAGCGGCGTTTCTAAATGCGTACGGCTTCGCTCTTGAGGCCAATGAGGAACTTATTGGTAGCACCATATCTGAAGATGGCCTCTATATGCGCCGAGCAGTCAGAGACAAGATCACGGGTGAGATAAGATACGTAAATGTCCCCATTGGTGCAGGCGCTATCCACGGCAACAATGGAGCGTCCCAGTTTAGGATGGAACGCCGCAACGGCTTCGGCACTATGGTTTAGGAGACTATAACATGCTCGATCTGATAATGGCTGGCACGTCTCTTTATAATGCGCTCAAATCAAACGACAGAGCTGACGACGCAAGCGATCAGCAGTCGGCATTAACTGCCGCTGAAATTGCACGTAACGAAAAGATAATGGAGCTTTACGCCTCCGGCTCTGTCGAAATGCAAAAAGCGATGGAGACGGTTTTAGCAAACGCTGGTAGCTTTGCTGAAATTTCGCCAGAAAACTTTGTCAATCTCAGGAACTACTTCACCTCAGAGCGCAAGCAAGAAGACCTACAGAACGAAAACGATGTCTACTCAGCAGACAATCTTGCCCGTGAGTTCGGCGCGAGCACCTTCGACTTTGCCCCAGACATTGATCGGGTAGCGCAAAAGTTTATTAATGCTCGCATGGCAAACGCAGGGCGTGCCGTAGATGAAACTATGTCGCGTGGCCAAGCAGACTTGTACGCAAAAGGAATGGACAACAGTACGCTTGAAGTCCAGCTCCGCAAGAGCGCTGCCGATCTAAAGGCGCAGGCGTACAACCAAGCCTTGCTAGACGGCACGAACGACGCACTTACGTATGTTAAGGGCGTTCAGGGTGTCAGCGAGAGAGAGCAGTTCATGGACGTAACTGAGCGTCGGTTCGGCCAACAGTTGATTAAGGACTACATGGGTATGCCGACTGACACTGCCCTTAAAGATTTCGAAACCGCGAACAATGTTATGAACAACCAGAGCAGCATGTACACTGACTATGCCGCAACTATGGGTGACATAGCGGCAGCACCGTACAAGTTCGCGGCTGATGGCCAGACCGCCGCCGGATTTGGCAACGCTCTTAGCAGCGCTAATAGTATGTCCAAACGCTTGAACGACAACGCCAATGACGCGGGTGGTACGTTCGGAACATGGTACGATAGGGTCACAGGCTACAACGACCGCACCCCGGTAGGTTAAGGAGGCACTAAGTGCTTAGATTAGGTAAATTTACTGAGGCTATAGAACGCGGTGATGAACGTAGAAGTTCGCTTCGTAAAGAGAACGCTGGTTTGTACGCTGACTTCGTACGAGATAACCCTGGTGCGTCCGTTGATGAGCGTACGGATTACGCTCAAACCCTCATCAACGACACGGGTGTTGGAAGCAGGGGTCTACCTACGAAGTCGGCAATGATAAAGAAAGTCGATGCGTACAAAAAAGAGCAGGCGCAAAAAGCGGCGGCTACTGCTGCGGCGGCAGAAGCGAAAAAGCGCTCTCGGTTGATACAGAATTTAAAGTTACAAGGTGAACTCATTGATTTGGGGGCAGACCAAGGCTGGACCGAAGAACAGATGAAGGCCCAGTATGAGAGCCTGGGCATAGACCCAACGGGTGTAAGCGGTGCAATGACTTCTGTTGGCCGTAAGCAGTTCCAGACTTGGCAGCAAGATCATCAAGCGAGCATCGCCAACTACCTCAAAAACCCCACCAAAGCAGCTTACGACCTTCTCGTAACTCAAGGCGGGGAAAAGTTTGAGAGACAGATAAAGGGACTGTTCTCAACCCAGTACACTGCCGCCTACCAAACAAGTGCGAAAGACCTGCGAAGAAAACTGGAAGATGCTTCACTGGCAGGTGATACTGCTGCGTTCGATAGAGAAATTCGTATTTTGAAAGATCAGTTCCCAGATGACGTGTGGAAGCTCGTTGGGGAAGACTTCCAACGCGCGGGTGAAATCTTCAAAAAGAATGAAGAGGGCCGCACGACCTCTGCTGTCGATGCACTTGGCAGAGAAATGGAAACGCTGTCCCAGAACATTGACCAGAGCCCAGAAGAGTTCAAGCGTGCTCGCGAGAGCTTGCGCTCCAAGTACACACCAGAGCAACTTGCCGCATTCGATGCAAAGGCGGGCGATACGTACCCTGATGCCTTCACTACAGGTGTGGCTAGTGCCCAAGCGGTGACGGATGCTGCGTTCAACCAAAATAATATGTTCGAATTGGAAGAGTTGGCAAATGCCGAGGACACAAACAGAGCACAGATGCTTCGCGAAATACAATTTCGCAAAGACACAGCAGTACGAGATGGAGTTTCTTTGCCTGCTGACTTTGGCAAGTCGGAACTGGCTGTATTCGATGCGAACCAGTTAAAGCGCGATAACGTAACAGACGCAAACAACCTCCGTACGGTCGATCAGCGGATCGTCACGCAAGAAGAAACAGTCTCTCAGGCGGTTCGTATGGAGAGCGACTTCGATAGTTTGGTCGCAGAAATTGAGCGCAATGTAAGCGGTACTGAAGTTGGTGATGTAAAGCTCACCGAAGGCCAAAAAGAGAAACTCAAGGAGAGGTTCGACCAAGCCTCGGACCAGTTGACTAAAGACATGAAAGATCATGCTCTCAACATATCCGAGACATCTGCGGGCTATGACGACGCCGTAGCGAAGACAAAGGCGGAGTTTGTGGCGCGTTTCGTATCGAACTTGGAAAGCACTCAGGGGATTTCGAACGTAAACGACCGTTTTGGCAGCTATGCCGAGAAAGCGTACGACGATATTATAGCCAAAGTTCGCATGGAGAAAAACGATGGCGAGGCGCAGTCTGCCAGAGACGCCCTTACTGCTCTGGCCGAAGAGCGTAAGCCTATTGGGTTCGAGTTTGCAGGCGATGTGTTCGACGGCCTCTTGAAGTCAGAGAGCGTTTTGGGGGCAATAGACAAGGATGAGCAAGGTGCAGTCTTTGCTGACATCAAGAACAACCTTCTGCAAACTGCGGGCAGGTTTGCTCGACAGATGGACTTGCCCATCAGCCAAGACACGTACCGTGAAATGGCTTCAATCCTTGCTGACGGCGAACAACTTGCTGGCACGACCTTCCCGCCAGAACGGGTTAAAGCTGCATTGGTTAAAGCCTTCCAAAGCACACTGAACAGCAGCCCCCACCCAGATATTGAGTACGCCGCCTACGTCGATGCTATGGACGCCGCAGGTATTGACGACCTAGCGACTGCTGATGACGAACAGATGTCAGTCTTCAGAAACGAATACGGTAAATTGCGTGTGCAGCTCGCAGAGGCTAAGTTCGACATTTACGGTGATAGCTTCGCTGACGATATTGCTCGCAGTGCTCCGTTGATCTCGCGAGCGTCCGGTATAAGCACTACAGCCGATCCGAAGCTACAACTGATCTCTAATTCACTGGCTTCCGTCGGGAACCTTTCGGGGCTTGATTTGCTCCGATACGAAATGGGCGACATCAAAAGTGTTATGAAAGATACTTGGAAAATGAAGCCGGACCTTGAAGCGTCGATAGAGGAAGCCGAAGATGAGATCATTCGTCTCACTAAGCTGACCAACACCCCCATCTACAAGACCAGCGAACACGCGCCTGCTGTCAAATCACGAATTGCTGAATTGTCGGGTATCGTCGATAGAAACAAAAATTCACTATCCATGATGGTTCAGATACGGGCTATGATGGCTCAGTTTAAAAGTGACTACAACAGGACGGAAGAAGAGTTCAAACAGGAGAGAGAAGCGGCAGCATCCGAAACGGCTACGTCTGCGGCAGAAGTCGAAGCTGCAAATGCGGTTAGTGGGCCTAGAGGACAAGCGCCTTCTGGCTTGTCACCGGAAGCATTGGCTATATGGAAGAAGGCACAGCAGGATGCAAGCGCTGCCGCCGACAGCTCCTTCTTTGGTGCTATCGGAGACTTCCTTTTCACCGACGTGTACCCCGACGATGATGGCGCTCCTCGCGGTATCGCGGCGAGCCGACCTCGCGGCCAGTAAGGACGACTTATTAGGGTGCTCTAATTTAATCTGTAAAAAATCAGGTTAAATGGAGTACCCGATGGCTGAAGAATTTACAAACCCGTTCACCGACGACATTTTTGGTGAGAGCGCATCGGGTAGTACCAGTGACTACACGAACTTATCAGGGGCAGACCTTGTTAAAGACCGTGGGTTTCTGGACGATGTTCGGACTTACTACGAGACCAAGGGCCAGACGTTTTCAAGCACATCCGAAATGCTGGACGAATGGTACACAGATCGGCGCTGGAAGGACAGCAACTTTGCATCAGCAGGTAAAGACCTAGCCGAATACGCAAACGCCGGAACAAATAAGCAGCTAATGACCAAGCTATCGAAGGCTTGGAGAAACGCCCCAGAGCGCGGTTCGTTTGCCAGCCAAGTTTGGGACTATGGCCTTGCTACCGTAGCCGATCCAATCAACTTCATTCCGTACGCGGGTGCCGCTTCCAAAGCCGCCAACGTAGCGAAGCTCGCGAGAGCCGCAGGCGCGACAAAGAACGCAGCCGTAAGTGCCGCCGTTAAGAGTGGCGCGAAGCGAGGCGCTGTCATCGAGGGCGGCGTAGGTGCTGGCATGGGCGCTGGTATGGACGCCATCCAGCAGACGCGCGAAATCCAACAGGGACTATCTACAGAATACGACTATGGCCGTACGGCGACATCTGCCGCAATCGAAGGCACCCTTTCAGCGGGTATCGGGTCCGTAATTGGCGCATTTGCTGCACGCAACCCTGCGCGGGAAGGCTTGAAGTGGAGCAATTCAAACCTTGCGGGTGAGATTGCGGTCCAGAAAACCGACATCGAGCTTTCGGTAAAGGAAGCTGATGCAATTCTAGCTGACCCTTTACGCGCACCAGACCACGCCGACGCGCAGGAGGCAAAGAAGAACGCCGAGCTTGAGGTCGCTAAGATAAACGCGCACGCTGCAAAGGTAGACAAGCTGGACGAAGAGGCCGAGGCTCTTGCTGCCCGCCTTGCCAGTGAGGGTGGAAACACGCCAGAAACAAAAGCAGCCTTCGATGAGAAGATTGCTGAGTTCAATGCGGCCACAAGCTCAAGCGACATTCCAGAAATTGAGCTTGCTGACCCAGCAGTTGCTGCCGCAACGCCGACAGCAGCGGAGGTAGTAAAAAAAGCCGAAGCAGAGGCCGAAGCAAAGACCACAGCCGCCAAACCAAAGCCAGAAACTACAGTGGAGGGTGATGAGGCTGAGGCTGAGGCTACATCCACAACTGAGGAAACGCCTGCAACTGAGGCTGAGGCTGAGGCTGAGGTATCGCCAGCGGCTGAGGCAGCCACTGAAGCAGCTCCAACTACTGAGGCAGCTCCAACTACTGAGGCATCGCCAACTACTGAGGCTGCACCAGAGGTACTGGAAGTACCTGCGGTCGAAGGCCGGAAGTTTAAGTTTGATAAGACTAAAGACGAAAGCCTACAAAAAGCTCTGGGCAAAAACTTGGCTACGCACAAGAATAAAGTTGAGAAAGCGAACGAGAAGAACGCGACTGCACTTGAGCCACTTACGCAAGAAGACCTTGAGAAGATTGTCGCTGGAACTCCGAAAGGTACGAAGGACGGATTTATTGCCCCTGCGGGCCGCAAGGCAATCCGCCGCTTTCTTGCCGCTCGTGAGGGGCGTGTTCCTAGCATCAAAGCTGCTAGTAAAAATGCGAATGCTGACGCTAAGGTTGATGACGCCAGCTTCGTAAACCCAGAGGTCGCTGAGGTAAAAACTGCGAAAGAAGACTTTGCTAAGTCCGAAGCAGCCGAGGCCGTAGCCGTAGAGGCTGAAGTCGAAGAGCTGGCAAACAAGGCCAACGAAGTATTCGCAAGAGTGATCAAGCTCTCTAAAAATTCTCTCAATGCTATACGCATCAACCAGTCGTTCGAGGGCATAGCGTCTGGGCTAGAAGAAAATGTTGCCGCAGCCGTACGACGCCGCATCGAAGATTACAAAACCAACGTGATCCCCGTAGTCGAGAAGTTGAAAAGAAATGAAAAAGTAGCAGCGCTTCGGGTCGCGGAGGCTGGGCAAGCCGAGCGTATGTACGGAGGCGACTTTAAATACACCAAAAGCCGCATTGCTGACAGCACCGCCAAGTCGATAAATGCACTAGAGACAGACCTCGAAGCGGGTGTCACTACATCCGTATCCACCAGCAAGAAGACTGGTGAGAAGGTAGTCACGAAGAAAGTAAACTCACTGCTCAAGCCTGGTACGGAAATCGGCCTTGAGGGTGGCGGCACCATTACTGAAGGCGCGGGCGCGTTTCGTCGTGAGAACGAGACCCTGTTGGCGGCCCAATCACAGGCTGAAATGGACGTTGCTCAAGGTAAGAACAAGGCCGTTTATAGCTTCCCAGCTCGCGCAGGTATGCCGCTTGTTGGCGTGCGGGGCGTTGGCCGTGGCAAACGTGGCGTCGCTACTGAAGGACAAGTTGTCTACGGTGCAATGACCCAGATCGGTAAAAACGACAGCAAGTTTAAGGTGTACGCAACCGAGAAAATGGCACTCGAAAGCCTTGGCTTGTCTAAGGGTCAGATCGGCATTGATACATCCAAAATCAAACCTATCGAGAGCACGGAGGAGCTTGAAGCTGCCAGAGAAAAGGCGTTCAAAAAGTTCTCCAAATCGAAGGGCGATGTTGATGCTCTTGAGGAAGACCTTGCAGTCGCTGACGCTCAAGGCCGCGAAGGTGGCTTGGATGTCGATCCTGCTCCCGAAGTAGTAGTTAAGGATGGCCGAGGTAATGTAGTTAAGACGGACATTCCAGAAGCACCTACGACACGCAACGGTAAGGTTTTGGTTCTACTGCCGCGCACTACAGAAGTAGCACCTCGGGTAGCAAGCAAATCCCAGATCGCGTCTGACGCGGGTGTTGCTGCCTTGCTGGGTGGTAAGCCTGCTTCGTTGTTCCGCATCGGTTACGTACCTGCTGAGATCAACGGCAAATCAGCGCAAAGCCAAGCAACCAAGCGCAACCTAATCCGAGACAACTTTGAGCCGCTTGATGAGGCTAACTCATTCGAGTTCACACCTAGTGCAGAGCCGGAAGCTGAAATGCCAGCGCGTCCTCTCACTCAAAAAGAAGCTGATAATACTGTCATCGACATCTCCGCTTTGGCTTCAACACCAGAAGGTAAAACCGTCGCTCAGTTCCTGTTCCAAGGCGACAACATTGCAAACGCGAAGTCCCTTGATGGGTTGATCGCACCAACCTTCGATGAGTTCCTAAAATCCAAGCCTACTTTGAACCGCTTGCAAGAAAACTTAAACTTTCTTGAGAGAGACGACTTTAAGATTACTACTACTCTTGGGGATAAAGAAGTTGAAATCCCTCTGAGCTTCCGCATCAAAGCCCTAAACGCCCTTCACACAGTCATAAAGGCTGAGGCTCCGCACGGGGTCAAAAAGCCAACGGTAGACATCGAGGCGTCCATCTCTTCTCTGAAGAAGGTCATGTCTGGTGTGGGTGAAAAGGTCTCAAACCAGATCGAGTACCTTCTTCGCCAAGCAGTACCGATTGACAAGGCACCTATCTTTGGTTCGCCATCAGACGGCGGCAGTGCGGGTAGCGTTTTCGTCTACGGTGCTAAGTCCGAAGACTACAACAAGGTCATGCTGGACATGTCCTCCTTTGACGCTGATGGACAGCGTACGGGGATCACTGGTTCGTACACTGTCATGCACGAATTGGGCCACTGGATGTACGAAAACGTCTTAGATGCAGAAACCAAGGGAGAGTTCTGGGGCAACCTGGATAAGTTCTACGACGAGAATGGCCGCTTCACTGAAGGCGCGAGCGAAGTAGAGGGTGGCTTGACTGCCCTAGAAAAGCTCACTCCATCTGTAGAAGTAGACGGCGTACGCGCGGGTGTTGCTAATGGCAAAACAAACCCACAAGAATACTTTGCAAACCAGTTCTCGCTCTACATGCACCACAAGTTCAATAGCCCACTAGCGACTGCTAATGCGAATGTTTTGAAGAAGGCAGCCAGAGTTCTACAGAAGCTATGGCTTAAAATGACCAATCGCGACATCATTGATCCAGAGATGGAAATGATGTTCGACAAGTTGATTGCTGACAAGGACGTTGCTCTGCAAAAGCAGTTCACATTCCCAGTGAAGGCAACCACATCGGTTGGCAAAACTCTTGAGAGCCGCTTCATCCAAATAAAGGATGCACTCCGAGACTTTGAAGCGGCCATCCAGAACTACCCAGACACCAGCGACCCAGAAAAGATGGCGACATCAGCGCGGGCGCTGTCAAATGTCTTCAACGGCATGTCTATGACTAAGAAGACCAAAGGTTACTTGGTGCGCAAGGCAGGCAACGTCGCCTCGGATCGCGCGGCGCTTGACCGATCCACAGGTGTTCTGAAGTTAATGAACGGCAAGCAGCTACGTGGTATGCGTGCAATCTCCAAGGCGATCAACGAGGCGACTATAAGAACCGACAGCCGCATCTCACAAGCTGGCGATGACATGGAAGTGTTCGGCGGAGCTTACCACTCTGAGATGGAAGCATCACTTGTTGATCTGTACAACTCTTCAATGAAAGAGTTCACTGAGGAGCTAAAGACCTCCATGAACGACATGTTCATGGACATCGAGTACGGTGATATGGAAGCGTTCTTGCCTTCCGAAAACCTCTTGAGCCTCCGCGCCAGCTACAACATCAATGGACCGATCCTGGCGAAGAAAAAGAACTTCGAGCAGAAAATCAAGAGAGAGGTCAACCGTCAGCGCGGAACATTCTCAAGGTCTCTATCCAGAGCAATGAAAGCCACGGGCAAAGCAAACGCCAAAGCCTTCAAGGGAGACATCGTTGCGGGTACTAAAGGCAGTGAAGCTAATAGCTACAATCTGGAAGAAAGCGTACGTGAATACGGACGCCAGATCGGAGCAGATGGCGTGCCGACAGCGTTCGGAAAGAAGTTAGCGAACCGAGCTAAACATCTTATCAACACTCAAGTCGATGATGTGAACCTGACAGAAGAAGAGCAGGCTATCTACCACACATGGCAGTCCAAGACTGTTGGTAAGGGCGCTAAAGGTCTAGCCAACGGGGCCAAAATCGACGAGCTGACGATGGCCCTCTCGATAACTATTGATGGTGGAGAGATTAAGGGCATCGGTGGCACACCGGAGCAAATCCAAAACATCACACGCCACGTCATTAAAGAGCGTTATAAAGCTCGGAAATCCAAGGCTGCGCTCAAAGACAAGAACGTCACCGACGCCATCGAGATAGAACAGCTACAAGAAGCGGGCGTCGCCTTCGAGAACGGCATCCCGCAGAACGCAAACTTCACGATGCGTGGCTTCCTGAGAGGCATCACGCACCGCGCTCAGGATGTGGAGTACAACGCACGTACGCTGACAGCACGGCTTGCACGTCTTGATGCGATCTTGCCACAAAGCGTAGACGACTTGACCTACAAGGGGTTCCGCAAAGCGATCCGTCTTGCTGGGGTCAACTTAACTCGTGACGGTGACATAACGCAGTCCGTAAGGTTGGTGTCCGAGAGCTTGTATGGCTCTAACGTAGTCTCTCAATCATCACGCAACGCTATCTCAAAGTACGCAAGCATCCTTGACCGCGAGCCAGCAGATGTGTTCTCTGAGATTGTGACCGAGAGCGTGGATACGCTGTCTTCGAAGGATCAGATCAAGGCGATGCGTCGAAGCATGGTCGGAGAAGACCTCGATGGTGTTGATGAATTATTGGGTGAGATCGAAGATAATTTGGTTGATGCTCTCTCGTACGTGTTCAACGGCTTGGTATCATCAGCTCCTGCGCGTAACCGTTTCTACGGCATCGCCTTCCCAGAAGACTTGTTCTCTACAGGTGGTACGCAAAAAGCCAGCACGCGCTCACGTTACCAGAGTGACGTACCTACGGAGTACGCAAGCGACTATGCGTACGAGTTACTAGACAACTACAGCAAGGCCGCCCGCAGCTCCATCGAGGAGTTCACGGGTGGAAATGTTCGCGTGTTCTATAGAAACAACGACACGAACGGATCAGTGGGTCGGGGCGCTTACGTTACATCTCGTCCAACAAACACGCTTGAAAACATGGCGGGTGATATAATCTCATCCGCTCCAGAGGCGAACCAAGATGATGTCGCTGATTACGTCGATGCTCTAATCGAACTTCGCGGGCAAGTTAATGCTGCTCGCCGCGACCCGATGTCCTCATCAGAATACTTTGAGCGCATGTACGCACTAGACGATGCCTTGTCCCAGGAGATTGGTGAACTGGGCGCTCGTATGGATACGAACGTGACGCCTGTATTCGTACGCGACACGACGCCAGCAATATTCAGCGGAAACATGAACTCCCTTTCTCCTATCGTGCAGGCCATGAAGGGACACTACGTTGAAAGAGTTGCTTCGGGTATGAGTGGCCGTGATCAAGCCAATCAGATCAAAGCGATTAGAGGAAACTTCACGCCAGCACAAATGCTGGACACGCTGACCGACATTGCTGGTGGCGAACGTCAGTTGCGTGAAGCCATGACTGAAATGGGATACACCTCCTTGAACATAGGACCAGACAAACTGGTTCTGAAAAAGAGCAGCGTACGCGATGTTCGCTCGCAGTCCTTTGAGAGCTCAACACCTCTTCTGGGTGAGGGTGGCGTCGAGCCAGCACTGAATGGCGCGATAGCATCTCAAATCTTCGCAGGCTCTGACCCAATCAAGGTTTTCTCACAGGGCGCTAAAGCTCTTGAGGATGCTGGTGTAGCGCCGAAGGCCGTTGACGGCATGGTCTCAGTCGCTCGCGGCAGAGGAATGCCAAAAGACGCAGCAGCGGAAATACGCAAGTCCAACATCTACAACCCGCTTCGTACGAACTCACGCATAATGAAGCGGTCTGGCATGTCTTTCCTTGCTAACTTCTGGGAGCCCGAAGCGGGCGGCGGGGGCCACTTCGAACGTACGAATGCTAAGATGGGCAAGTTCCTGATGCCTATGACACGTATGCTAAAAGAACTTCCTGATAGCGCGGGCATAGCGAAGCGTTACTTCCAAACAGGCCCAGTGATGATGGCGGAGAGTGCTATGGGCGCTATGGGTATGGCCCCGAAGCGACGCAACACGCAGCCGATCAGCCACATGCGTATCGTTACAGCTTTGAGAAACAGCGATACAGCATCACAACTTGTGGGCAAAGAGATGGAAACTTATCAGCATATCCGTTCTTATTTGGATAATGCCGTTGCTCGTTTGAGAGCGTCTGGCAACATGGTTGGTGAGATCAAAGACAACTACTTCCCACAAGTGTGGCGCAAGGATTTGATCGAGGCTGACCCTGACAGGTTCAAGCGAGGCGTATCTAAATACTTCATGGCTGAGAATGCGTCGATGCAAGGCTCAGAAGTCTTAACGCAAGCGGAGGCAATGAAGCGTGCTGGTCGCTTGGTAGAGAAACTACTTGATCAAGACGGCGTGCTTTCTAGCCCGTCAAAAAGTCTAAAAAGCACATCCGGCAAAGGCAACGAAGATAGCCTAGACTTCCAGCGGATGATGCGACTTCAAGAGTTCCCTGAGTTCACCGACTTTGACAGCCCAGATACACTTGCGCCGTTCTTGGAGAACGACTTGCTTGTGTCCATGACAAAGTATTCCGACAGTATCGAGCACCGTATTGATCTGACAGAAGAGTTCGGGCCTGCCAACCACGGCTTCCACGACTACATTGCGATCTTGGCTGACCCGATGCACGGCAAGCAGACTATTGCGACACTGCTTTCATCAAACAAAATCCTCAAGGCGAACCACTCACGCATGGGTGGCTCTGGGGAGGGCGAGCTGGACAGGGTGTTCACGGACACTTTCTTCATGGCCCCGATCAAAGACAAGTACGTTGCCGAACAAGCTGCTAAAAGCCTTATCGAGAAGGCTTCTAACGGTGCATCAGTCGCTGAAATGCAGGCTGAGATCATGGGCATCCTTGACGCGAAGATCAGCAACACACCCGAAGCGGCTCAAATTCGTAACAACTTCTCGAAGCGTGCGGCTGCAATAGCAAACGCATTGGTTGATACGAAAGGTCTTACAAAGATAACTTCCCAGGATAACGTCAAGCACGCCCAGGGCTTTATGAACGCAGCCATGCGTAAGCCAGTAGACGGCCAACATGGTCTGTACTCCATGAAGAATGCGTCCAAATGGTTGCGCGGTGTGAACGCCGTAACGCTACTCAGCTTTACAACCCTGACATCCTTGGCTGACTTGGCGCTGCCGCTCATTCGTACTGGCGATCTCAAGTCTTACTATACAGCTCTCAAGCAATACGCACGCGAACCTGCGTATCGTGACATGATACGCAACGTGGGTGCAGCTACGGAGAATGCGGTTCATCAGCGTCTAACAGTTGCGCATGGTGTAGATAGCACTCAGTTTATGACTGGGTTCTTTAACTCCACACTTCTTACGCCTTGGACAGATAGTATGCGTAACGTGGCAGCCGCCGTAAGTTACGAGCACGTAAAGGCGCAGCACCGCATCCTTCGTGAAGCGCCTTCGACCCGACAGGGCCGCATCGCTCGAAAGATTTTGCAGCAGGAGGGCTTGCAGGAGCTTATCGAGGACAGCAGCATTGACCTTGATCTCATTCTGGAAAGCCGTGGGTCTGCAAACGAGCACCCTCTCAACGACAAACTGGCTACGTCTCTCATCAAGCTGACAAACCAGATGATCTTCACTCCGAACCCGAATGACCTACCATTGTGGGGTGCAACGCCACTCGGCGCTATTGCAATGCAGTTGAAATCGTATCCTCTAATGATGCAGCGCATGGTAAATGGTGTGGTGGCCGAAGCGTTCGCTGGGAGTACGCCAGCGAATAGAGCATCTAACTTCGCCAAGGCTTTCGTTGGTCAGTCTGACAACAGACTTGGGCCACTCGGTGCTCTTCTTGTTGCGGGTCCAGCGTTCGGTGCCGCATCAGTTGCAGTAAAAGATGTTGTTCAAGGGCGTGGCGGGGAGGACAACCGTGATTTTGCCTTGCGTGAACGCAGCCTATCCAAAACTGTGACCACAGCTTTCGAGGATAATCCAGAGCTAGACCGCAATCTTGGCCTATACTTCGACGGCATGGTTGCGCTCGGCGGGATGGGCTTCGTAGGTGAGCTGATGTACGACGTTGCCTCGAACGCGGATAATGGTGCGTACGGTACGCAGCGTACGATGGAGGGCATCTTCGGCCCTACACTTGGCCTGTTCAACGACGCATCATCTGTCTTGCAGGGCGCACGTTCCGTCTATGATGGAGACGAGGCTAACGGTGAGAAGAGGTCAGCTATCCGCGAGATAGTCGGAAGAGTTCCGGTCCTCGGCGGCGTAAGTTGGGCAAAGGAAGGCATAATCGACGTTTTGGGTGGCGAACGTGGCCAAGCTGGGCGACCATCCTCCGGCGGTTACGGCAGCGGATATGGCAGCGGTTACGGCAGCGGTTACTAAATATCTTGAGTGAGGTGGTCGTATTTACCCGCGATTATCTCACTCACCCTACCACCGTCGATGCCGTACATCGCACCCAACTGATCACACGAAAGGTCTGGATAGTCCTTTAATCTACCCTTCACGCCGATTACCGTTTCGGGTGTCACGGGGTTGCGATAGTTGTACGCACGGCGAGGTTTCGTGTGCTCTCGCGTCATCAAGCGAAGCGCCTGACGTATCGCTTCTTGCTGGTCGTAGTTGCGATCAAGCAGGTCTTCTAAAATTTTACGAGCTTCTGGTACATTACTTGCCATTTTGGTTCACCTCTACTGCTTCCCATCCCGCACCCACGTAACCCGCGATGTCGCACCATGTGTCGAACTTGGTGGGTGATGTCGTCATTCGGCTTAACTTTACTGCGATCATTGTCATCGCCACGTCAGAGCAGCTAATAGCTACATCTTCTTTTAGGACAGGCCTCAGAAGTATGGTCATCATATCCGCGATATCTTGGAAGTTCTCGGCGGGTTCGCCGTAATCTTGATTTCGATCAGCGTTGATGATCCGAAGAGCTTCGGTCAGCGGTAGGTCTCTTGCTTTAGACATGAGTGGTTTTCCCCATGCGTACGGCGTCGATCTCTAGCTGCGTAGCCAAGCACTTCAGTTCTACGAGCCGCTCCTTCTCGTGGCGCAGCTTCGTACGCGCGCGGTGCACATCGTCTGGGTCAACCGGATCAAGCGCCTCGATGCGGTCAAAGATGCTTTCGATCTCTGCTTCCTTGCGGATGATACCCTGACGCGCGATGCTCAGTTCGTTTAGTGTATCCATTAGTTTTTCTCCGTGGGTCTGAGCATTTCGTATTCGCCGCAAACTTCTACGGCCTCTCGGTTCGTTAGTTTGCACGTCCAGCCGCCGTCCTTGTTGGCGAAGCTGTTCGTACAAAAGTGACAGGCGGGAGTAACGTCTGGGATTTCCCAGCAACTTTTCCTTTTAAAGCACGACTTGCAGTTCCAGCTTTCTGGTTCGGTTGCGCATCGTCCCGCCTGCCCATCAAGCGTAGCTTGTATCTTTATGTACATCGTGTCCCATTCTTCTTGATCGAAGAGGACAACTTCAGCGTGATATTGAGAGTTATTTTTACAGTAAGATACAAACAAGCTACGCTCAATTCTCATCATCGCCATCATCATTTGCATCTGGCGATAATATTTTCTGTGCGAAACCTTCACACCGTACGACACGGTTTTCTTAAAGTTCGCATCGTTCATACTTTTGATCTCAAGGATCATTGGACCCGTGCCGTCTTCGAAGTCGGCCAGCCCATCCGTGTTACAGACGACATGCCCACCGAGCCATTCCGCTCGGTGTTGCCTGCCAGTAACTTCGTCTTTTTCGTACACCCGCAAGTTGGCTTTGTTCTTTAGATCGCGAACAACCCAGTCCTCGATCCTGTGCCCAGCAAAGAATATTCTTTTTAACTGGGGGTCAGGGTCAACGTCTGGAAACCCGCGAAGGCTGAGAGCCATCTGTGCGATGCACTCAGTCCCCGCCATCGACGCCCCGATATAGGCACGGGCTACGCCTCGGTCTTCGTTGGCGTAGCCTTCGTCGATGGCATCAATTAGTGCCTGAGCTTGTGGGTGTACTGGGTGCATTTAAAAGGGAATTTCATCGTCTAAGGGCGCACTTGAGCCGCTGGTCTGAGCCTTACCACCTGTGGGCGCAAAGTGATAAGATACCTTACTGTTGGTCTTACCGTTGTACTCCTCGGATTTGACCATGATACCGACCTTCTTACCCTTGAAGAAGGAAACGCTTGGGGCTTCGTTCCCGTCGCTTCCAAGGATCATAAGGAGCTCTTTCAGTTGCTTCTTGCCAATCTCTGTCGCAGCAGGCGAGTTGCCGTGAAAGACATAAATCCACTGACGAATACCGCCATCGTTGTTACTATATGATAGTACCAACCGCGCAGTGTTCTTAGCGTCGTCCCGCTCGACGGACGCATCGGTGATAGTCACCTCATGCTTGCCGATTGGCAGAACTTTATTGCGCGAAACATCGACACCGGACAAATCCATGCCCTCTAATCCAAGAAAATCACTCATTGTTTGTTGCTCCATTTCCATTGTATTTGGCGAACTCTTTGTCGCTCATGTAGATACGTTCGATTAAATCAGTGACATCATCGCACTCCTCAAAGGGTGCGAGGCGGCGGTGAGGATCACGGGTCTTGCCGTGCCAGCCATTGACTTGATCTGTCACAAGATAACGACGTACGGCCATCTTGCCGTTCTGCTCGGAGGTCTTACGCACCAAGCAAAATACGTTGTCATACAGGGCAGGGATTAGTTTCTGCACCTTCTTCTGAACCATCATCGGCCAGTAGTTTGTCGTGCCGTTGTCGTCCGTCTCTTCAGCGGCCAGAGCGGTAATGAGTACGTGCATGTCCAGATCGCGCACCCACTTCAAAGCAGCGGTAATTTTGCGCTCGTAAAGGCTCCACTTCTCAAAACCGTTCTTCGCGTCAGCGCCAAGCTCGGCTTCGACATCTGCGAAGCACTTCTGAGAAAGCTCGGTCGCACTATCAATGGCAATCCATTTGTAACCCGCTTCCTTAAACTCTTTGGACATGACAAACTTAGTCAGGTCTCGAAAGCTGTACTCGCCTTCCTTCGTGGGTCGGTCGAAGGTGGTGAACGGAAGGTAATCGCAAGCGATGTCTGCGATGGACGACAGCCCACTTTCGCCCGATAGGATCAGACCTTTGCCAAAACGCTTGGCGTAGTTAGCGCACTGTGTAGTCTTGCCCGAACCGTGCATTCCGTACACCAGCGTCTTGCTGGCTCCGACGACACTAATGTCGTTAGTTTTGAGTGGAGTAATCTTCATGATTGAACCTTTATAGTTGGTGCGCCACATCCGATTGTGAGCGCTTTTTTCAAAACTTCCTGCACGTCAAGCGGCGCAGCATCTAACTTCTTGCGATCAACTGTGAAGGACTGTGAGACGCAATCGGGCAGGCCGCTTGCTTCGTACGTATCTTTCAACAACTTTTTGTCCCAAACAAATTTCTCAGGAATACGGACGACAAGTGTACGACCATCCTCCATTTCAATAGCGAACTCGCCCACTTCTTCGGGTAAGTCTGCGACCAAAATTTCTTTGATATAATCCAATGAGACCTTCGCGACATCAAGTTTCGCAAGGCAATCAGCGTATTGCTGTGCGGCTTGTTTTAATCTTGCTGATTTTGGGGGCTGCGGAGCCGGGAGCCAAATGTCTCCGAATATTAGGCCGTCTTCCTTCATGAGATTGTCCTTTGAGATTAAATTTTAAAACATAAGTTGTGCCTGAGTATCGTATATGTTACGCCGTTAGTTGTTGCAAGAGGAAAAAAACAATGGGCTTCAAAATAAAAGAACTAATTGACGATCTCGGCGGCGCGCCATCTTTGGCTAAGAAGCTGAATGTGTGCCGTACAATTCCGTACGGTTGGATACGTCGCGACTTCATTTCCTCCACTTATCTTTCACAAATCAAAGAGGTCTGGCCGTTGGTCGATCTCAACTCATACTTCAAATCGGAGAAGATCAATGAAGACGACCTTAGAGGAAGCACTGGAATTACTAGATCGCGGTTGGGCAGTGATACCCATACTAGCGGAGACGAAGAGACCAGCAGTTAAGTGGGGCCACTACTGCGATGAGCTAAAGCTACCCACAGAAGATGAAGTAATAGAGTGGTTCGAGCGCTGGCCCGAAGCAAGCATTGCTGTAATCACTGGCCCTTTGTCTGGGCTGGTGATTGTAGACTGTGATAACGAGGACGCCTTGGATGAAGCCACACGGCTGGGCATGACCAAGACACCCATTAAAGTACGTACAAAAAAAGGCTGGCACTTTTACTTTAAGTTCCCGAAAGGTTCCGAGTGGATAAAAAACAGGGTAGGGGGCGACGGCAATGATGTAGACTGGCCGCGTTGCGACGGTCTGGATTTGCGTGGCTCCAAAGGATACGCCGTTGCTCCACCGTCAAAGAATTACCAGTGGGTAATAACCGAGGGAGCAGATTTAGATGATCTTCCGATCTACACGCCACCGAAAATAACCCCATTAGTACGTGCTAATAATGTCGTTAATCTGAACGAGTGGAAATTTGAGGGCATGTCGCTCGCAGATGTTAAGTTATCGCAGCCCATATGGGATCGTACGAAAGAACTTGTTGATCGCATTGGTAAGCTGCCAGAGGGCGGGGGCAACGGTAGAGATGATCGCTTGTACAAGTATATCTCTTCTCTTGCGGGTCAGGGGCTTGGCATCGAAGGTCTCACGTCAGGTGCCTTAGAGTTTATGGAAGCATTCTTTCAAAGCAATGTGGAGCAAGGCAAGGTTGCTCAGATGTGTGAACGTGCTCTTGAGAATGAAATCCGCAAGGGTAATCTCCCTATGGACCTAGAGCCAGAAGAGGAAGAGAAGCCACGCAAGTACAAGCCAATCACGACCGCCGACCTTGATGACTTACGTGAGTACGTAGCGGGTATGGAGTTCTATATTGACCCTATAGTCCCCACCAAAGGTACTATACTTCAAGTTTTCGGGTACTCAGGCCACGGCAAGTCTATGTTCGTACGCCACCTGTTATATGCAGCAGCCGCAGGACAGCACAGGTTCGGCCCTTTCGATCTTGGTCAGAAGTCTCGCGTTCTCTACTTCGATTTCGAGAACAGCCGTGCAAACGTCGCGAACTTTCTTGATCGCAGCAAGCGCTCGTTCGGTGATGCGGGTGACAACTTCATGATTTGGGCACCGTTCAATGACGAGCACAGCATGAACCTGATGACGGAAGAGGGCGTACGAAACTTCCAAGCATGGATTAAAGCAGTACGCCCGACCCATGTTGTGATCGATACGATCAGGTCAGCGTTTCCAGGTCTGCAAGAAAACAGCGCCGAGCAATGGAGCCACATCAACCAGCTTTGCTTAAAGATGCGTAACGCTGGGTTGGCGGTTTGGCTACTGCACCACAGCAACAAGCCGAGTGAGGGCACAGCTTCGGGTCGTGAGGCGGGTAGTTCAAACCAGCTTACCGTACTTGAGACCCAGATAAAAATAACGCAAGTGTTCTGGGATAAAGAGACAGCCGAGGTGAAGGCTGGTTTGTTTGAGGGCGACATTCCCAACTCACCGTTCCACTCCCTGTCGTCCAAACCCGCGCTCGATGACAACGAACGGCTGGACGTGATGATGCAAGTGCGGTTCGGTAAGGTGAGGGAGTGGTCAGATGCACACGAACCATTTTATAATATGGCGTTCGCATCCAATATGGACGACGACACCGTTCGTATAGTAAGCGGCAAGACATCCAAGCAGCGAGCCATAACCTTCGCGCAGCAGTGGACAGACGCGCATGGTGTCACGCGCCCAGCGCTATCTGATGTTGAGATTTCGCAGCGGGTAGGGCGTCCGGTCAGTACGGTTGCTGAGTGGACACACAAGTATCGCGAAGAAATGCCCAGCTACATAGCCAACGCTCAATAAAAAAACCCGCGCGTGAGTTGATACCTCGACGCGCGGGAGTTCGTTGTAACAGTGGTATGCAGTGAACAGCCAATGTCGGAAAGTACAACACCTTTAGTTTACAAAAGTTGTGCGTACAAAATCAAGAAGAATGTTAAAAAATATACCGTACCGGAACCGATAAAATCGTGCCTACAGTTTCACGTTTCCCTCGTTCACACCAATTCACGGAGTGAATAGGTGTTCACTTAGTCGCCTACAGTAAACTCGATTTTATCGTCTTCGTACGAAAAGTCAATACGTACAGCACAACTTTACGAAACTTTTTTACAACATAAGTTGTGCTATAGTTGTGACCGTGTTAGATACGCTACATCAACGCACGGTGCAGCATGTCTAGTAGGATAAAGATGACCGAGGACGACGTATCATGGCTTAATAATAACCATGAATTGTACAGTCACCGAGAGATCGCGGAGCGCTTCGGAGTTTGCGTCGATACCGCGAAGAGAATTTTGATGCGATTAAATTTACAGTATTTCCCAGGCGCGAAATACCAGACAAGGCCACTGCCAAAGATGTGGAACAGAGCGTGCATAACGTGTGGAGACACAAAGGATCGGGCAAGTGGACAGTATAAGTGCGACGGTTGCACCGAGCGCGAGCTAGAAGCGCAACGGTCTCGCGGCATGTTCGAAGAGATAGAACGAAGACAACCAGCAAAATTGGAGATACCGTTTTAATGGGCAACCCTCAGAAGGCCAAAGGCGACAAGTACGAAGTTGACTTAGCACACTACTTTAATGACAACGTGTTCATGGAAGAGCGTTGCCAGCGAGCGCCGCTATCTGGCGGAGGCAAGATCGGTCTTCACGCGGGTGGCGCTGACCTTCTGGGTACGCCGCTCGTTTTCGTCGAAGCCAAGCGGGTTGAGCGTCTCAACGTACGCGACGCAATGCGACAGGCCGAACGCAACATCCAACAAACCAGATCGCCGGAAGCGCCCGTAGTCATAACCAGACGTAACCTTGAAGCACTTCAAGATAGTCTCGTAGTTATGCGCCTCAAAGACTGGAAAGAAATGTACATCGCTTCGCTTGAGAAATCTGCGTTCTTAAAACCGGACGACACAACTGGGTAGAAATACTACAAGTAATACTCAAACCTAAAATCAGCGTCACCACTTACTATCTTAAAGGAACTGGTGAGATGCTCTGCGTTTTAGTGTTCGTAGGTTTCGGACATACCTTCATCAGCGGCGCGGGCAACGTGCTGTACAAAAACTGTTACTACGATTGCGGCGGCAAAAAGAACGGATCATTTTATGATCGGGCCTACACTGTCAGTCCCTCCTATTCGTGCCCGAACAAGTTTGCGAAGACATGATAGAAGTTCTCGCACTGGCAAGCGCCGTCAGCACAATCTCGTCTTCCATTTCAAGTGCTGTCCAAGCGGGCAAAGACGTAGGCTCTATGCTGCCTGCATTTGGCAAGCTCGCCAAGTTGGAAGCTGACATAAATCTTGCAGAGAAGGGCCGACACAAAGGACCATTAGGTCGCCTGACTTCAACAGAAGAAGAAGGGTTCGCTATTGCCTCCGCGCGCATGAAGCACAAGGAGGCTATGGATAATCTAAGGTCTATTTGCCAGCTATATGGCCCACCAAATATGTGGGCAACCGTTGTACGCGAGCAGGCCGCAGCGCGCGTAAGGCGCAAAGATTTTCTCGAAGCTCAGGCCGCAAAGCGCGACAAGATTTTCTGGGTATGCTCTGTTATCTTGGGTGTATTGTTCTTCGCCGCAGGCGCGGGCGCATTGCTTTATGGCGCAAGTTTACTCGCTTAATTAATTTTGTATCCTAAGTCGGGGCAGCTCCGCTGGGGCTGCGCTGCCGCGTCGAAATGTACGCATGTCAAGGACGACTGCCCCATGGGTGCTGTGTACATATGGTTGAAGTAATAATAAAATCGGCGGCCTTGCTATGAACGAACATATTTACACGCTCATCATAGCTCTCGCTGGCTCCGCCGGGTTCTGGTCATTCATGGCTCTCCGAGAGAAGAACAAAGGAAATCCAGCAAGCGAGTACAGTACCACATTGAAAAGCCAGATTGACGGCCTCGCGAAACGTCTCGACGCGAAGGATTTAAAGATCGAACAACTTCTCGGAGAGATCGCTAACCTACGTTCCGATCTCTCAGCCGCAAAGGTAAACATTTTGCACTTGGAAACTTTGCTGAGATCAAAGTGAATGAGACTTCAACTACATCTATCGGACGAGCGGGCGAGTTCTTCGCCTCATCCATCCTCCAAACTTACGGCATCCACACCGTTCATGTGGCAATCCCCGACGACGATCTGTGGTGCCTCTCGCCGGACGGCAGGATGCTTCGCGTACAAGTAAAGGCCACAATGTCTACGCATGTAGATCGACCGGGATCAGGATCGGACCTCCCCATCTATCGCTTCCGAACGGGACGACACAAGAACCGCTACCACGGTATATACATATTCGTAGCGCTCGACGTGAGGCTCTGCAAAGCAATGCGATGGTCTGAGCGTAGTCCACCCCTATCAATAAGATTTGTGGCCTCCGAGTTCACGCCGGAAGACGAAAGCGAAAGTATCAGGAGGGAATTTCTAAAATGAGAAAAATAAAAAAGATCATTGTCCACTGCTCCGCCACACGTAAAGATTGGATGGCTAAAAACTCACCCTCCGAGCAGCTACAGGAAATTCGTAAGTGGCACGTAGATGTCAACGGATGGTCCGACATCGGCTACCATGCGTACATCTCTCGTACGGGCGACGTTCTCCAGGCTAGACCGATTGAAATCCAGGGCGCTCACACAAAAGGTCACAACGCTGACAGCATTGGCGTATGCCTAGCAGGCGGCTTCGGCTCCAGCTCAGAGGACCGCGCAGTAGACCACTACACACCCGAACAGCTCGCCGCCCTCTGGAAGTTCATCAAGGACGCACGCGATATGTACGGCGACGCCATCAGCGTACACGGCCACAACGAGTACGCCAACAAAGCGTGCCCTGGCTTCCCGGTCGCACGCTGGATGGCGGGCCAGTCAATCCAAGACGCCCGCCCAAAGTCAGCACCGCGCGTAAAGGCTACGCAATCCAAGACAGTCAAAGCCTCTGGCGTATCTATAGCCGCCTCGATGGGTAGCGCTGGCGCTATGCTTTCCGGCCTTGGCGACATCGCTCAGTATATTGTTCTGGGTTTCGCAGGCGTATCGGTTTTGCTGGGCATCTTTATCATGCGCGAGCGCATCAAGTCTTGGACACAGGGCTGGCACTGATGATCTTTTTACCAGCTAAACTAAAACTGTACGGCCTCATCGTCGCGGCATTCGCCCTCGGCCTGCTCGGCATCTACTCAGCAGGCATCGCGCGTGGTCAAGATAAAATCAAGCGTAAGCTCGACGCAAAACTAATCGACGGTCTGCGCACAAGACAGGACATATCAGATGAACTCAATCAAATGGACGACACTTCTCTTGCTGACCGCGCTTCTGAGTTCGTGCGCGACGATAAAGGGTGACAGCTACTGTGACCTGACTTCAAGTATAATGTTTGATAAAAAAGATACGGTCGATCACCTACTCGCAAATGACCGCAACTTACTCAAAGATATTGTCGCTCATAATGAGTTGCGCAAAGCTACATGCTCTGACAACCAATGAATGTATCCTTGACGATACAGTTATAAAGTATATGGTCGCTGTTATGGCGTTATTAAATATCGTTTTTAGGATGAGACACATAAACTAAATTAAAACTAAATTAAACTAAAGCATACTAATGGAGACAACTCCCTTGACACAAGTGTATCGTAACCACTACAACAGTGAGATCGGCAATCCTGCCGCCCATCAGCCTGATGTTGGTGGAACTAACTATACTAATCAAATGGAGACATCCGTTATGCACAACATGCGATACGAATTGGCTCGTATTGAGGCTAAAATTGATATCCTTACGAACCTTGTCCTTAAAATGGACAGCCCAAACACAGCAACAACTTCAGCATCAGTAAGCGCTTCAGCTTCCGAGCAAGCATTGGTGCGATCACTGACGACAAAGCAGCACGTAACCGCCCAACTTCTTATTGCTGGGTGGCAAAACAAAGACATCGCGAAGTTAATCAACATCGGTGAGAACACCGTGAAGCTGCACGTACGAGCCGTGTGCAAAAAAGTTGGCACCAAAACGCGCGGTCAAGCTGCACTAATAATGAATGACATCTTAGAAAAACTAGACCCCGAAGATTACAAGCGAGCGTCCGGCGGCATCCCAATAGACTGGGCACGGACGCTGGTGTCGGATGCACAGGATCATTACGCTCCACTATACAGAAGCGCGGGGGGGACTGATGGCACTATTTAAACCTAAGAAAAGGAGCGGTGGTCAGTTCTACCAAGCGGTCGGCGTCTACCAAGGCATCCGCGTACGCCAGTCTCTTGGCACCGCTGACTACGCCTTGGCCCGTGAGGCTTGCGCTGAGTACGAACACAAAGTTCTTACAGGCCAAGTCAAGGTCGGTGCAAAATCGACGCTTGGTAATCAAACTAAGTTCAAAACCATCGCAACCCGCTACCTAAAGTCCCCAATGACAGGCACGTCCAAGTCAACGCGCGACTACGTGATGATGCTTGCCGACCACTTTGGTGACTATCAGATCAAATCCATCGACCTCAACGACATCGAGGAGTACGTAGAAGAGCGCCACGTCAACCGTGGCAACTCGAACTCAACGATCCGTCGAGACCTAACCCAACTCCAAAGCATTCTAAACTACGCTCACGGCCTTGGGTTACGCGATGCGATCAAACTAAAGAAGCCAGCCGAAGGCGAACACAAGACGGACACCTTCAGCAAGGACGAGATCAACAGCATCTTCCCTCTGTTGCCGCCCGACATCCGCCGCATCTGTACGTTCCTCTTGAACACAGGCGCGCGGCCCATCGAAGCGATGACATTGCAATACGATGCAGTCGATTGGTCAAACAACACTTGCGTCCTTGGTTGCTACAAAGGAAGGGGCGGCATCTTACGAACGCGCAGAATGCCGCTCAACGAATTGGCTTTGGATACTATCCCCAAGTCACAACCACCACCTTCGACGCATGTGTTTCTAAATCAGGGACGCCCGTTCGAAAGTAACAAGCAAGTCGGCTATCATTGGCGTAAGGTAACTGACAAACTGGGCATAAATAAAAGCCCATACACATTGCGCCATACATTCGCTACGCGCCTCGCGCGTAACGGGACACCACCGAAAGTAATCGCTGATCTGCTGGGTCACTCCGACCTAAAGATGGTGATGCGCTACATGAATACTACCTACGAAGACCACAAGTCAGCAGTCATGTCTCTCCAATAGCGTGCCTGCCACACAACTAAATAACACGACGAAAGTTAGTTAAGATAAAATGAAAAAAAGCATTGCCAACCATTCGGTTCTAAACTACTCCGACCAGCGGAGACGTGGCCGAGTGGACGAAGGCGCTCCCCTGCTAAGGGTCTCATACCTAACCTTTCCTAACTTTTGTTGTGTTATTCTTACCCCATTTGCATGCGCACTTGAGGAATTTAACGTCGTAAATCGACAGGTTTACACAGGAATAGGCACATAAAAATATGTCTTCTGAATTTAAAAAAGCATTAATAGAAATTGAGAGTGTGACATTACAAGGCAGCGCTTTCGCATCATCATCTGAAGGTAACGTGTTCGTTCCCGCTCGCATGATCGAAGTCTCTGATGTACGAGAGGGCGATATAATATTCGCAACTCTGCGAAAAAATTATCCAGACAAACAGGACATCGCGCCGTGGCTTTGCGCGCGTCTCCACACCGACCATCCCGAAACAATATTACTCGATGATCCAGATGAGGAAGCTCCTCAATCACCCCCACCACACGTCGCTTCTAATGTTGTGCCACTTGTGCGGGGCACAGAACTAATCGACGCAGCGCGCGATCAAATGTTCTTAATATTGCTTGGCCTCACACAACCCGAACTAAACGACCTCGTTCTCGACGTGGTACATCACGAAGCCTGCACAACCGAAGACATTCTCTTTTCAATCTTGTCAGTCAACTCAACTCGCAAAGAGGAGTTTAGTAAAGTCGAACGGTCTGCGCACGATCTAATTCAGAGGACCATTGAAACCTTGTACGACAGTGGAAAAATCCTAAAGGCAACATACACTTCCGTGACTGAAGGAAGCGTAAGCACAGACCTTGTAACCTACTCGACTACACAACGTGCAGACGATGAAACTTTTTTCTAAACGATAGATTAAATATGTTGAGCGAAAACCAACTTCCGTTTTCGCTCAACTTTTTATTTGTCTGTCAGCATTTCGAAGGCGCGCTTCACTCTACTCAGTGGCGTACTCGCCCCTTCCATCTTCTCTTTGACGCGATCAATCAGCTTAGATTTCCACTCATCATTCTTCATCGACATCACTAGACCGAGCACGAGCATGTCTCTCTCAGTCATATCGTTCGACAAGCCACACCTCACATAACCATCTGCGTCAACGGACAAAGCGGGTGCCTTGTCCGTCACGTACAATCTCTTACGTACGTATTTGATCTGTGCTTGAGTATCAGCGCTCATCATTCGCCCTCTTCAAAGATTGAATTTGCTAAGTCGATGGGCAACTCCACGGTCACTGACCTAAAGTTACACACCACACATTTTCGTTTGCGCTTAATAGTTTGGAAGCCGTACCCAATGTGCGGTCGGCTATCCCAAGTTGCCAATTTGTGCAGGCAATCGGGACAGTGAGATATGCTCTCGCCCATCAGACCTCCACCAGTTGTACAACTTCTGGTACATAATCCTTTGCCAGTCGGACGTACTGCGTCGGCAGGCCCATTCCCTTGCGTGGCAGCGCAGCCAGGTATCCTTCCGAAGCCATCTGTGAAAGGTACGAAGCGGCGGCTTCTCTCGTGATCCATCCTGTTTTATTCGCGCCCGTTGCTAACTCTTCCATCACCGTGCGTATCGTTACAAGTTCCCCGTCGCGTATGACTGCAAGGATTTCCTGCCAAGCCTCGATCCTTCTCAACTTCGTACCCATCCTCTCGTAGTCTGCCTTCAACCGCGCCGCGTGACGGCTGGCAGCAGTCGGCTCGTCGCATGGCATTCTCGGACGCAAACCTTTCTTCACCATCTCCCGTTCAAACTTCATCATACGTTTAGCTAGACGCTCTTCTCCATCTGCGTGGCTGTCGCCAATCATAATATTAACCATCGATCTTACCCCGCATGTTTACCTTCACGATGTCTACAATCGAAAGAAGCTCATCCATCGTGTGCTTTCTTGGGTTGCCCGTAGCCTTAAACTCCATCTTCAAATTCTCCAGCTTGTACTCGATGCGCTTCAACGCATTCATTGTCTGCTCGTGTTGCTCAATATTCATCCGTTAGTTTCCTTATAAAAAATGTGTTGTCCGTATTGTGCAGTCTTCGTAAACGCCTTGGCCCAGTACGGGCTGGCGTAGATGGAGTGGTAAAACAGGACACCCTCTCCAACTTTTCTGGGTGTCCCCTCTTCCATCGCAAGTCGCGCAACATTGGCTGCGATTGCCCATGCCACTGGATCGCGCGGCGTGTCGCTCTTGCCATCGTGCGTCCAAGAGAATTGCTTGTGCTGCCAGACAACATCGCACACGTTGTCTGGATACTTCTCGCTTGCGACCCTGTTCAAAGTCACTTGCGCCACAGCCATCTGACCATCGAAGCTCTCTGATCTGGCCTCGAAGTAGACGTTAATAGCGAGGCAAAGTGCCGCTTGTGTAATTAGAACCACGTACGTATTCCTTTCTAAGATGCGGAAGTTTTTCATCGACCAGGCGCATGATGCGCTTGATCTTTTCTTCATCGGCGTGGCGTACGCGCTTTGATCGGATGACGTACGCTACGTGCCACCACCAACCGTGCGGTCTCCATCCATCACAAAACGCATACCAACTGCGCTTCATCGTGGGCGAAGACCTATAGTCGAATGAGGTGGGCATTTTCAGTTCACGCATGAGCGTGACCCTGACTAATCAGCAGCTTTTCTAGGCTGCCGAGTAATGTTTCTCCAAGTTTATTGAAGTCCGTGAGCACAGATTTGCTAAACATTTTGCTCACATCAATACCGATACCGATGCCGATGACCTCGATACCTATGGCCTCCATTTCCTTGACCAGCGTGCTACACATATCCACCTCACGGTGTCTGCCGTTCGGTTCGCCATCCGTCAGCATGAGCAAAATCTTACGCGGCTCATGCCAACTCGACATCATATTCGCATACGTCATCAGCGCTGCGTAGCTTGGCGTATCGCCCCCGACGGGTTGGAAGTTCAGCGTCGTCTGTAGCTTTAGATAGTTCTCGTGAGAATGTTTGTGTGTCACGATCCAAGGAAGATCACCCATCACATCTCGACCGCCGTAAAGGCTTAGGCCACCCCATTCGGTCACATCGTACTTGACACCAGCACGACCGAGCGCATCATTCACAACGTGTACAGCCGACATTGTGTTGATTGAGCTCATGCTGGTCGAACCATCGACCGCAAGCATCAGCCGCGTCTCCGATGTTCGAACGTCTTCCGTACGTGCAAAGATGTTCTGATTACCCGCAACCAATTGCGACAACCTACGGCGATCAATACGCCCCGAACTGTACCCGCCCTCGTTGCGCTTACTCTCTTGGCTCATCAACAACCGCGCGAGCCTCGCACCGTACGCGCTGACATCCTTTCCGATTAGTGCCCGAGCACCCAAATTTTCTTGGGCCAGTAAGTCCTTGTGTTTGTCTGCGTTTCGCCATTGTCCAACAACTATATCCTTCACACGGGCCTTTACGTTTGCAATCTGAACCTTTTGTCCCAGCGATTTCCACAGGTCTAGGTGCGTATCGTGTACCGCACTAAACTGCGTGCAAACCCTGCGCGTATTAGGCTTAGGGCCGTACTTACCAAACACGTCTTGCATGTTATCGGCTTTGCGATCCTCGGCATCTTCCATGCTGAAGCCCTTTGGCTTCGGCTTGTCAGCATCAGGCTTGTCAGCATCAGGCTTGCCATCACCATCACCCTCGCCGTCAACTTCCTCGCCTTCATCTTGGTCTGGCTTATCCTGCCCCTTGCCCTTGCCCTCGCCATCACCATCCTCGCCCTCTGGGTTTGGCTTTGGATGGGTTGGCTTTGGCTGTGGTTCATCTTCCTCACCAAGCTCTTTGCCCAGCGCCTTGACCCGCTTGCTTATCTTCTTCGCAAGCTCGTAGCTTTCACCAGTATCCTCTGTCGCGTACATCTCCTTCGCAAACTTTCGAGCCTCTTTGGCTAGATCGTCAGGCATGTCCTCGATGTACTGATCGAGCGCATCGCTTTCGTACCCTGCATTGTGCCGTGCCTGTTGCAGCGCAGCGTACGGTATCTCAGTCCACCACGTTTCGCGCCGTGCGGCGTTCTCTTCTGGGTTGTCCTCCCAGTGCTGGTTCTCGTTGCCCAACACGCTATCAACAGTCGCTTGCAAGCTACGCTTGGCACCTGAGTATTTCTCACATGCCTTGCGCTCCACCAGAACATCCTCGCAAGCGTTCCATATTCCATGCAGATGCTTGGGTGGCTTTTTCGCCTTTGCCAAACCGAAGTCGGTATCCGTTACATGCCCGACCTCATGGATGTGATAGCCTCTAGCTATCGCCTGATCCTTGGGTGTCATGGTTGCTGCCATGTCCATTTCGGGAAGGTTGATTGTCTTGCCGTCGGTATGGGCACCTTGACCTATGAACGTGGTGCGTATGCCTTTCGTACCCATGATCTCCGACAACTTATCGAACTCCGTTTTGAGTGCGGCCACTGAATTTTGGTTAAACATTTGTGTGATCCTTGATTGATTGATTAGTTGCTGATGCGATCCATGATGCCTGTCACAGCAATGCTGTCGCCTTCATCAATGGTATTCATCACGTTCATTTCGAGCGCTCGCTTCACCGCCACCGTGGTGCCCAAGCGTCCCTCGAAGTCGGCAACGTACTTGCCTATCGTGATCGTGTTGCGTGGTGAGATCGGCGTTGCTATCGTGCCATCCGCAAACGCTTCGCGGTACGTCTCCAAGAAACTACAGATCAGTTGCTCGGCTTGCTTCGACAGGGCGGGTGCAAACTTCTTGACCAGCATCATCTCGTCATCCACGTTCAAGTAGTCTACCTTGATGAACACGGGGAACCTGTTGATCGACGCTCTCGATTGTACCTTCACCGCACTTGCGTACAGTCCAGAACTATCTCCCGTACCCACCGTGTTGGCTGTCGCCATGATGTGAAAGTCAGGGTGCGGGTGAACCATGCGACCGCCATCTTCCATAAGACGCAGCGCACCACCTTCCAGCACGGGTTGCATCACATAGCTGATATCAGCACGTATCGCATCGTACTCGTCGAGCAACATAACGACGGGCAGTTGCATCGCCTTGGGCAAGAAGCCATCCACGAACTTGGTGATCTGGTTGCCATCATCGTCGGTGGTCACGCTCATGGCACCTACGAAGTCAGGCCGCTCGATGGCGCTGTCCATGTTGGCACGCATCATCATGCGTCCGGTGTGCGCACACACCTGAGCAATGAACGTCGTCTTTCCCGTACCCGTGTGACCAGTCAACCAAGCATTGTTCTTGGTCTCTATGGCCCACAACGCATCCGCTAGGTTGCTTCTGTTGAAGATGTAATTGTGATCCTTGGCAGGCACCAACGGGTTGTCGTACTCCCAATCGTACACGGTGATCTCCATGTCCAAGAGGCGGTCTTGGATACCGAACACTACCTGTGCATTGACCCTGCGCGGCGTACCTTCTGGGATGTCACCGCTTGCGGGTACAATAGCCGCCACCGCAACGGGCGCTGGCTTGTTCCGCAAGGCCACCACCTCATTGAGCAGCCCTTGCAGATCGTTCATCTCGCCATTGGTAGCAACACGCAGCAACACGTTCGCCGCTGTCGCAATGTCATCTGCCACATCGTACGTAGGCGACGTAGGCGACGTGCCGAGATCGTCAGGGATGTAATCGGAGATGCTTGCACTGTTGAGGTCTAATTCATTGCTCCAAGGCCACATCTCGCACATGCTTCCGTCAGTGGGGACGCACTTGAAGGCATCAAGGATACTATGAAGGCCTTCGTCGCACATCAGCTCCTCCAGAAGATAACCCAACGCCTTGGCGCTCATGCGGTCGAAAATCTGTGACACACTAACGCTGCGCATCTTCTTGCTTGCTATGTGGGTGCTGTTCACGAGAGCAGAACCATTTGCTTCGGTGGCAATCGCGGTGAGGTCTATGCCCTTGAATTCTGCGGCTGAGTAGATCGCTCCGCGCAGAATTGTCTGAGCCTTGCGTGCATCGTGGGTATCTATAATGTTTTGAACAGTTGTCATGTGATGTTCTTTCTTGATTATGGTTGTAGTGTAAACAACACAACGGAAGTTGTGTCAAGTTAGTTGTGCAGACGGCACAAAAGAGACCGCAGACTAATCAAAGTCAGCGGCCTAATCTCTTTAGTTCCTCTTCTATCTTTGATAGAAGGTCGCCCCTGCGCGGGGCAGTATTTTATTGGTTAATGATCTGGTTGTACGTTGGGCGAAGCATCAGGGAACAGTCCCTCCATCAGCGCGAACTGATCGTCAGCAGCCCCTTGAGAATTGAACTCACGCTCGAACAGGATTTCGACCTGTCCTGTCTGTTCAAGCCGCAGATGCAACGCTACTTCCCAACTGTCTGCTTCCTCCATCGTGGGTGAAAGCGTCTCTCCGCCCATACCGAACATGCAAAGCTCAAGCTCCCATTCGATTGCCTTGGGTACATTCATTCTCATGCTGCGTCCTCCTTGTATTTCGGGTCTACGAAGTGCCATGTGTCGGGCGTCAACGTCTGCGAAAGCATACCAAACCCCGCCCATCCTTTGACCTCACCACACGCCTCCATGATGCGCGCAGAGTGCATTAGGTCTTCGGTTTCGATGTCGCTTAGTTGGCGACTACATGTGATTTTCATTCTTCGTTCTCCTCCATTGTGTAGGTGACTTTGAGAGGGGCGTCGTCGAGCAACTCCAACGGGTGAATATCTTGCAACGCCTTTCTCGCATCATCGGGCGTATCCGCTCGAAAGTGAAAGGCGTCGTGGATTGTCATGCCTACGATGTAAGTCTTCATGCCGCGTTCTCCTCGTGGTTCATTATGCAACGGTCGCACCATATCTGGGTTAGCCAAACATCCTCTTCATCCCATTCGGGTGTGGGCAACTCATTGCCTTTAGCCTCACCGCCGCATACCTCGCACACGGCGGTGAGGTTTGTCGTACATTCGATTAGCCAATGGCTGATCGCGTACATCAATTTGTAAATTAGGTTCCTCATGCTGCGTCCACCTTGTCTGCGTACGCCTCTGCCACGCGGGTGTGATAGCCCGTCCAGCGCATCTCGAACTTGATGCGATCCAGCTCGTCCTGTCCTGTGGAGTGGCCGACTGTCACGATCAGCTTGTCGCTGCCCTCCATGTGTCGAATGACGTAGACAAAATCGAACCATGTGTTGCTCGCGGCATCGGGGTTGACCAAGCGAACGTCACCGCTGCCTGTCTTGTTGGCTGCCACGAACGACGCGGCAAACTCGTCTGCCTCGAAGCGTGGCAGTGTCCAAGCAATCTTCAAGGCGTCCTCGATCATGGACTGCACACCTGACGGGTGCCCGTCCCAATGCTTGTAGATGGCGTAAACAGTATCGGTTTCGCCAATGCTTTCGTTCGCCTCCGTAATGTAGATTAATGCGTTCGTAGACATATGTGTCTCCTTAATGTCTGGGTTGTCATGCGATGGTGCATGGGATCGGGCGACGCTACTCGCCCTCACCGATGCGTCATGCTGCGGCTTCAGCCTCGTACATGGCGTGCTGGATGCGGTCGTAAACGTCCCAGCGGTCTTCGCCTGTGAAGTCTCCAACCACGCGGCAGTTTGCCAATGCCGCTGGGTAGTTGCGGTCGTGGTCATCCTTCGCGCGGTCAATGTAAAAGCGAGCACGGCTTTCGAGTACGCGAATGTAGGCGTCGATTGAGGTTTTCATGTGTAGTTCTCCTTCATGTGTGGGTTATTCGACGTGGTGATCGTAGATGTTTGGGTTGATCCAAGGCACGAGAACGCACTCGCCCTTGATGTACGTACCGTCCACTGTGCGTGTGACTTGGCCGCAGCCTGTGATGGCGTTGATGCCAAGCCATGCGAACAGAAGGCCAGCGAAAATGCTGAGTACGAAGCCCCTCACGCTGGGGGCTAAGTTCTCTTCGTATGCGGTACGGGATTGGTACGAGTTCATGCGATCAACCTCCAAAGCGGGTGAAGGTGGACAGGAATACGAAGTTGTCGTCGGCTGCGATCTCTTCGCACATCGCGTCGTACTCGACGGCCTTGCGTACACGCTCGGCATCGAGCCGGATGAACGAACCGACGGCCTGCCAGTTGTCGCACGGGTCGTCGTTGGTGTGCGCTGGGGTGAGTGTCGGGTGTGATTGACGTGTGTGCATGGGGGTCTCCTTTTCATGCGGGTGAACCGTGCCGGACAGCACGAAAAAACCCCAACGCTTGCGCGAAGGGGCTAATTGCTGTTGTCCGTTTGTGGGTGTGATTAACCGCGCAGGAAGGAAGCGATCAGGCCTGCTTCGGGTGAGTTGCCCAAGCCAGAGGAGATCAACACTGCGTACGCCTTGGCGGCTGCAACCGCGTCAACGCCATCGGCGATCTCGGGTGCTTTGGCCTTGGGCGCGGCTTTCTTCGCGCGGGTCTTCGCGACAGCTTTGACGGCCTTCACGGCTGCGCCTGCGTCTTTCTTCGCCTTGGCGTCTGCGTTGATCGCGGCCCAGTCTTCGCGTGTGCCCGAGACGACCAGCTTGATGCGAACGAGGTCGCCTGTCTCGATGTAACGCACGAGCGTCTTCCAAGCGCGTTTGGCGTTCTTCGCGGCTTGCGCCTTGATGCGAGCGGCTACCTCGGCGCGACCCTTGACGGGTGCTGCGAGGTACATTTCGGCTGCTGCCTTGCGTGTGAAGCAAGCTACTACGGGTGCGACGGCTGTGTTTGTTTTTGTCATGGTGAAGTTCCTTATGTGTTACGCATAACCGCGCCCCGCAGAACGCAGGACGTGGGCCAGTCTCCAATCAGAGCTGGCACCCCCTTCAGTTCCTCAAGGAAGTATTCCTTGGTCGCGCTCACGCAGGACGACAGGCGTAACGCATTTGCGTAACGTGCCCGTATGGTTAATTTTCATACGCGAGGGGAGCTAAACTGGAAACTTTTTACGCGCGCGTTACCCGCCAGCCTCCCTTCATAGGGGAGAAAAAACACTGAAAAACCAACACTTTCCATCTACCGTGTGCCATTCATGCGCCAATTCTGGCCGACAGGGGGGGTCCACCCCACCCCGCGAAGTGAAATTTCGGTAATTACCATCTCGGACCCCACGACAAATCTGAGCAAAAATCAAAACGTCTGGAAAATTCAATGTCAAACAAGCTAACACCACAAACACCTGATCGTTTAACGCCCTTACAAGTAGCCAACATGCGCTCCGGCCTGTTCCGCCGCGTAGAGCGCCAGATAGGCGAGGCCCACGCCGTAGTAATGGGCAAGCAGGAGTGGTCTCCCACCCAAGCACGGGTGTTCGCCACCATGCTCAACAAGGTAGTCCCTGATCTGACCGCCGCTTTCGTACAGCATGAGCACAACATCCAAGACGCCCCAGAGAAGATGACACGCGAGCAGCTTGAGACCATCGCCGCAGGCGTCAGCACGATAATAGACGCCGAGGTCGCCGAATGAGCCTCACCCCACAGGACGCAGCCCGCCATCTCCTAAAGCTGAAGGCCGCAGAAGATGGCTTTCTGGGCTTCGTTCGCCTCCATTACCCCCAGTGGAAGCTACCTGACTTCCATCTCAAGATGATTGACGCCCTAGATCACCTAGAAAAGAACACTCTCGACAGTCATCACGGCCTATCAGCCGCAGAAAAAGCCACCACAGAGCTCGTTCCTGTGCGAAATTTGCTCATAACCATGCCCCCACGGCACGGAAAGTCTACGTACGGCAGCGTAATTTTCCCGTCTTACTTCATGTCAAAAAAACCAACGCGCTTTATGATGTCCACATCCTACAATTCTCAACTCGCGACCGACTTCGGACGCCAAGTTCGAGACTTATCCAACGAACCCACCACCGCACAGATATTTCCTGACTTCGAGATGTCTGCCGACAGCCGTGCAGTAGACCAGTGGCGCACAACCCAAGGCGGGGCCGCTTACTTCATCGGGGTAGGGGGCACGACCTCCGGTCGCGCTGCCAACCTCCTGCTATTCGATGACCCGCTCAAGTCCCGCGAGGAAGCTGAGAGCGCGACGCAGCGCAACAAGGTTTGGAACTACTACGTCTCGGCCCTATCAACTCGCCTACAGCCTGACGTAGACAATGTGCCTCCGGCGCAGATCATCATCCTGACCCGCTGGCATCCTGACGACTTGGCTGGTCGCCTCATGCAGACTGACGATTGGAAGGAGGGGCGTTGGAACCACATCAACTTCCCTGCAATCGACGAGCGCGCCATACAGGGCGATACAGGCAAGATTAGCCGCAGTGAGCTTCCGTCTGACCACCCTCAACACCTCGCACCTAACGAGGCTTCCAAGCTCTCCAAGGCCAAGCGCTACATTCGCAAGACAGAAGCCACCGCTCTCTGGCCCGAACGCTTCTCCATAGAAGACCTGGAGCGCCGTCGCCGCTTAAACCCGCGCGAGTTCGCCAGCCTCTACCAGCAGTCACCCTACATACAGGGCGGCAACATGATCCGCTCCCACTGGTGGCGTACATACCCTGCCGATATGAAGCCCGAGCGCTTTTCCACTCTCATCATCGCAGCCGACACGGCCTTCAAGGCCAGACAAGACAACGATTACTCCGTCATGATGACGATGGGCCTCGACACCACGGGTGACATCTACATTGTGGACGTGATCCGCGACCGTTTTGAGTTCCCCGAACTAAAGAGACGCATGATCCAAGCCAATAACCAGTGGCGTGGACGCGGCCTACGGGGCATTTACATCGAGGATAAGGCATCTGGTCAGTCTCTCATCCAAGAATTACAGCGAGAGAGCGGCGTATCCGTAGTTCCGTACAAGGTTTCGTCGGATAAAGTCTCCCGCGTGACCTCGATACTCCCACTCATAGAGGGCGGGCGCGTGTTTTTACCTGACAACGCCCCCTGGATGGACGCCTTCCACGAGGAATGTCAGTCTTTCCCTTCGGGAAAGCACGACGACATGATTGACGCCCTATCAATCGGCCTCGATGTCTTAGCGCGCACCCCCACAACGGGTGAATATTACACTCCGTCTGCGTTTTCCCTGCCAAACTCAGGCGATAGCTTGTGGGACATGAAGTCTGATCTCAATAAAATGAGCGGCTCATGGCGCGGCTGGGGTGAATAAGGACGACCAACCCAATCACGAGGAGGTAAAACTCGTCTCATGACATTAACAACGACAAATTACCGTGCGGATTACGTTCCTGACAACGATGGTATCGTTGTTGATCTTTCCGATCACGCTGACGCCCTCATGAACTATGAGGACATATCCTCACGTCTCAGCGTCGAGCAAGAACAGAAGCTCGTAGACTACGTGCGCTCTGCGATGCAGATGTCATACGACCGCATCTCCAAACGCTACGAGCATTGGAAGCAAGCTGACCGAGCGCATGACGTTTACGTACGTCCCGACGCCACGCAGTTCCGCGAGAAGGCGGTCATTGCAGATACTCGTGCGATCTCCGACACGGTTCACACCTACCTGATGGCTGCCCTTACGGGCCGCAATCCAATGTTCCAGTTGGAGGGTCTCAACAGGAAATCGCGCAAGTCATCACAGATCATTGAACGCCTACTACACCAACAGATGCGCCGCACAGCAGGGGAGGCTCGAATTGCCCAACACCTTCTGGACAGTATTCGGTACGGATACGCCCCCACAAAAGTTACGTGGGATGCTTCAAGCAAGACGAACAAGATCACCAACTTCGACCCGCGCCGCGTATTCCACGACCCCCGCGTCCAGTGGGGAGATTGGGAGAGGATGCAGTACATCATCTTTTCTGATTTCTCATCTTATGACGCTCTCCTCCAGACGGGCATGTACCCTAAACTCAAAGAGTACCCCGCCCTCCGAAACAAGTTCGCCGCTCCGACTGGTGGGTGGGACGGACATAAGTGGCATAAAGAAGCCGGACGAGGACTAAGTATTGACCCCGCAGAGCGCAACGCTCGCGGTGGCGGCACCTTCTTTGCATTGGGTGACAGCCGTATCATCGACGAGAGCTGGATACGTCTAGCTGGGTACGAGATTGGTGTCCCGCAAATAGAACAGTTGTGGATGTGCATCACCGTTCTCGACGAGAACGTCATCATCCGTTGCCAACTAAACCCTTACGGCAGGCAGTTTCCTGTTGTAATCGGCGGCCTGTACCACGACGCGCATAAGACCTACTCCCAGTCGCTTTATGACATCCTCCTCCCACTACATGATGTCGCGACATGGCTGTTGCGCAGCCGCATCGACAACGTACAGGCCGCTTTGACCAATCTTATGTTCGTTGACCCCACTCAAGTCGCTATCGGAGACCTCATAGACCGCAATGCGCACGGCATTGTACGCACTATGCCTGGTGTTAAGCCTGGTGATGGCGTGTTTATCGCCAACGTCCCCGACGTTACGCGAGGTCATTGGAACGATATCGAGGCAATGTCGGGCCTAAAGCAGCGTTTATCCGCCGCTTCCGACGCTCAACAGGGTATGCCAACCGCAGAAGGCGGCGTACGCACAGCAACAGAGATACAGCGCCTTACCCAACTGGGCTCTCAGCGCCTTGGCGTACTCGCGCGTACTATCAGTGCCACTTCCGTACGGCCAATGGCCCGCATGATGGTAGCCAACGTGCAGGATTTCTTTGCTGCTGAAAGCTCTATCCGCATTGGCGAGCAAGACAATGCCCCATCACTGCGTGGCATGGTCAGCGACGGATACCTCGACTTCAAGCTGTCAGACATCCAAGGCGAAATCGACTACCTCGTCGTAGACGGCACCTTACCACTTGAGCCAACCCGCAATGCTGAGACTTGGATCACCATGCTCAAGACCCTCAACGAGACGGGTCTCGCGATGGAGTACAACTCAGGCAAGATCGTCGAGGAGGCCATCCGCTCTATGGGTGTCTCAGACTTGGATCAGTTCAAAATATCCAAAGAGCAGCAGGCCGAGGGGCCAACCAAGTCGCAAGAAATGATGATTGCGGAAAAAGCCCGTGGCGCATCCGTACAGCCGCAGCAACAGATCGAGAGTGAAGTTCAAAGGGGCAATCTCATACCAATGCAGGAGGCGCAGCGCCGATGAGCAACCCCATAAATAGCAGTGTTTGGGCAACCCAGGTTGACGCAGTGATACGCGACTTCGTGAATGCTCGCATCCATGAAGAATTAAAGCCAGTACGGGACGACACCGAGGCGCTTCGCGGTGCATTGTTGCGAATAAGAGAAGCGTCCCAGTCTGACATGGGCACGCTGACCGCAAGAGTAAATGACGCAGAAGAGCTCATAAAAATGTCGTCATGGCGGGTGGCAAAGCTCCGCTCCCTAGCGACTGAAGAGGAATAAGGATGGCACGCACCCGCGTCCCCAGTGAACAGTTAAACTTCCGCTCCGCGAATACCGGAGTTCATCTTCTTGATACGTATCTTGAAGATGCGGAGATGGGCAGCCTCACTCTTGCTCAACTCATGGGTAAGTTGTTCGATGAAACTACGGGCGACATAGACGCATTCTCCTTTCAGTACAGCAACGAGGACAACCTACAGACGCTAAAGCTACGCATCGGTGGTTCAGAAGCTCCGTACCTAGAGGTTGCCAGCTTCACTGATCTCTTTACTGATCTAGCCGCCTTCAAGTCTACGGCTCTTTCAGACATGGAAGTAAAGCGCGCTAACGCCCAGACCAGTGCAGAGAATGCTCTGGCTTCTGAGTTAGACGCGGAAGCAGCCAACACCTCATCTATTGCGGCGAAGCAAGCATCTGAGGCTGCGCGGGACTTGTCCCAAACTTATGCCAACCAAGCATTCCAAACCACACCTACCGTGATCCAGCAGGGCATATTGCTGGCGCAGCTTCACGGTGAATTGTTCAACGGGAGTTCTCTCTAATGCCAAATATTTCGGTATCAAACCAGCAGGCTCTCGCAGACGAACTTGCCCAGCGACTAACAACACTAACTGCATCCACGCCGAACGCCGACTTGGTTTATCTGGCGAGGATGATCGAAATCTTCAACGGCAACGCAAACCTATCTGCTGTTTCCGCTGAAGGCGACACTCAGATTGCCAACATTACGAACGTGAGTTCGCAAAAGGTTACGAGCGTAACGCAAGAGGGTAACACCCAAATCACCGCCGTGCAGCAAGCATCCCTCACGGAGCAAGCGGCTCTCAATGGTCTTCAGACAAGCATCCAGTCAGCGTTAAACGCTTACCAGATGTCTCCGTCGAAGGTCTTTTTTCTGTCACAAAGCTAAACGAGGAATACCATGCCAAACGGATTATTAGGAAAGAAGGTTGTAAACGCTCGCGACACGGAAGTTGTGTATACAGTTCCGTCAGCTCGCACGTCTACATTCAACCTCAACGTACTAAACAACGGAACCAGCACGGCGACCGTAAATGTTTACGTATCAGACAAGGTGTACCAAACACGCGACTTTGAGGACTACCTCGCCCCTCTGAACTATAACAAGACTTGGGTTGCCGCTGACACGGCCAACACACTCGGCCTTGTCGGACAGAGCACATCTAAGATGATGACCGCAATGAAGACCACTCCTGTGGAGCCTGCCTCAGCTAACACGGCCTCTTCACCCATCACGGGCAAGAAGATCGAGACACTGCAAGAGGCGAACGCTGACGGCAACTTCTTCTTGGTAAGTTCTCCTGCGGCAGTCGGAAACCCGCTGCCATTCTATACGGCAGGCGCATTGTACGTACGTTCCGCCCCCGATGGCGGCGTTTACACGTTCGATAACTTCTTCTCTGGCGGCGCTGCAACCACAGCTTCCACAAACTACGGTCAGACAGCAACAGACAACGTGCTTTGGGCCACGAACGAGAACGCAAACTTCGCGATGTCTTACGTACAGGGTGTTCCTGGCGGCGCAGGCTCCGTGGTCAATTCAATCGCAGACTACCGCGTCACCAC